CATTTGCTTGACAGTTCTAAGTTCGTTACGAAAACCAAGGGTTCTTAATATTCGGCCTACATCCTTACGAGTAATCCTTTCTTTCTCTGCATTAGCCATATTAAGAAGAGTCTCCATACGAAGATAAATAACTTCACCATTCACCACAATTCTACTACCTATCCATTTGATATCCTTCATCACACCTTCTGAATAAACTTCTGAATTAATTAATCTTAAAATTAATCCAGTTAATGTCTCATCCATGGTAAGCTGAATAATTTCAGCTTCAGCCAAAGCTTTATTAACCATGTTTTCCCATGTTAGCTGTTTTACTGGTTTTGGAATCCTACCGGCTAGCTCACAAAATTTAATTTTAAACATGGAAAAAATAACCAATTCGTTTGTATTCATCTCAACTGATTCATCACTATGATTAGCTAAAAAAACTCTATATTTTCTTGCGCTATCGGGTGGAGGATATTTCAAAATTTGAATTTTACTAATCTTTTCACCAACAGTTTTCCCCATTGCTTCTCGACCTTCTCGATCAGCAACTGATTTTATAGTACGTTTAATTTCTTTCCAGTCTAAAGGAGGAGTATTTCTTTCATTCCAATTCTCAAGAATTATTTCAGTTTGTGTAATATCACCATTAAAAATTCGTAAATAATAACCAGCAAGCTTGGTACAAACAGCATTTCGACTACCTTCCTTTACGCCCATAAGAGCTTCCTGTACCCAACCTTCAGGATTTTTTGAAACTCCGGTTATTCCCTGATCGGCTACAAGCTTATCCTTAACATCACTTGGCAAATCCATAAGATCATCAAGGTCCATCTCAATAGGATCAATATCCCATTTATACTGAGTGCCATTAGGATGAATAGAAGGAGCTACTACAATATATCCTCCATCAGCACGAACATCCACATCAGGGAATAAACCAACTCTATTCTGATATTTTTGGTCTCGAGGATGTTTAAATAAAAGATGAAGAGATCCTTTTTTGCCTGTGGTTTGAGTAATAGTACCGTGAAGGTCGCCAAAGGCCGCAATATAATTCTCACGACCTATTTGTGAATCTAAATCTAATACAATAAGATCCGAAACAAAACCAGTAACAAGACCAATATTAGCATCAGGCCATTTTTTCCACCAATGTTTTATTTGATCATCTGTTGCTTTCTCTTTTTGAAATTTTTCCCATGTTTTTAGCATAGGACTTTTTTCTCCAGGCCGAATTGGAAAAACAGACCATCCCAAACGAGCATATGCTAAAGCATACTCAGCTAAAGTTTTCACAGATCCTCCTTGATTTTCCCGAACAAAAAAATGAGGTTTTAAATAATTGAATATATTGAATTATTTAGAACTATAAATTTCTTTCGAGTAGAAAAAACTATTTCAGAAATTCTTTTTTAGCTTTTGCCAACTCCTCTGGATCATTAGATTTGTATAGAGCCCGTGGCATAGCTATTGAAATTAACGAATGATTTATCTCTAAAATACTTTTGTTTTGCTTAAGAATTTCTTTTGATAATTCCATTAAATCTTGATCTGGTCTAATTTGTTCAATTTCCATCTAATCCTCCAAAAAAAATTGCCGCTTCTCTCAGACTACGCTCGAAGCTGGGCACTCCGCCCCGTGCCTCACGACATAGGGAATCTAAAAGAAAGCGGCAAAATGTATTTGATTCTTACCTCACCCAGCTCTTGGCGTTTTATACTCATTTAACTTATAATCTATTTATTAAAGTCCAATTATTACATTTTTTTAATTCATTATCCATGTTTTTTAATTCATTATCCATGTTTTTTTTAATTCACTGTCCATATCCTTTATCAATTTTTTTGTATCATCCAAGGATCTACCAACTATAGCTTTTCCCTCAGCTATTTTGACATCACGCATAAAGATAGCCTGGAGTTTACTTGGTTTATCATATCCTACTTTAACTTCAATAGACCCAAATAAACTCCGATAACAAAAAATAATATCTATTACTCCACGATTTCCCCAGGGACCAGGATAAACGGGAAAGGCCTTGCAGAAAGAAAGAGAGTTAAGAAACTTTAAAGTGTCTCTTACAAGATCAGTATGTTTGGTGCTTCTAGCCATGAATAATCTCCTGCGATGTACACTTCAGTGCAGTCGCTATTTTTTGAGCCGTGAAAAGAGATGTTTGTTGTTTTATAAATAAAAAAGATATGCTCTGACGAGTAAGTCCTATTTTCTCCGCTAGCCTACTTTGATTATATTTTAAAAGAATCATTTCTTGTTTAATTTTATCAACATCTATCTTAGTTTTAAATTTATTAACAGATTCTTTTGCAACAGAGAGCTCGTAAATAATATCAGAAATATGGTAGAATCCTTTATTCTTAAGATTCCGAATAAAAATTTTTATATCCCGAGTAGAGGTAAACCATCCTGTTTTTTTTACCCTTGAATTGTTGAAAAATAAATAGATTTTTTGTTTTGCTGTATGATCGTTCTCTGTGTTGATAATCTTTAGACAAAGCAGTTTCTTTGAAGAACCAGCTTGAAGCTTTTGAATTCGTGCATCAATATTTGTAGCAATCCCAATTCTGACGGGTGTACCTCGTTGTTGTTTGATAAAATAAATCATGAATATAGAATAAACCTAAAAAAAAATGAAGTCAAGTCATTTTTTATACATTTTTTTGTTGACATTCATTTTCTAATAAAATATACTGTATTCGACTAAGTAAAAAACTCTGTCAAGCAAAGAAAGAGAAAATAAAACATCAAGGAATGAAACATCAAGGAAAAAGGCACTATGGAAATAAGCATCAAGGAATCTAAAAAAAAGGATAGACACCTCATTCTTCAATTTGACTATGATCCAGATATAATTTCTCAAGTGAAATCCATCGGGATGAGATGGAGCCCGGCTAAAAAAATCTGGCATAGTAAAATCACCAAGCTTTTTGTTAGTTCCTTCCTTAAATTATTTCCTGAATTTCAAGATGAGTTAGAAGGATATGCTTTACAACCAGCCATAAACACTAATTATTTACCTTCAGAATATCTCAGGAATCATCAAAGAGAATCAGCTGCTTTAGAAAATCCGAGATACGGTGTATGGCACGATATTGGCTGTGGAAAGACCGTTTTGGCCATAGAGCTAATGAAACAGAAGGATGTAAAGACTATGGTAGTTTGTCCACTATCTATCATTGAAACAACTTGGTTAGAGCTAATAGAAAAATTTGATCCTGAACGTTTTAAGTATACAATAAATCTCTGGGCACTAAAACAAAAAAATTCACCAGCTGGAAGACGGGCTTATGAAGAAGGCTTAAAAAATTGTAAAACCGCACTTATAAATTTTGAGTCTTTTAGGACTATTCAAAAAGATTTAGAACAAGCAGACTTTCGGATGCTGCTGATTGACGAATCAACCTACTGTAAAAACCCTCGCTCCAAAATTACCGAGGCATTACTAGATTTTGGAGAAAATATGGATTTTGCATATCCTCTTTCTGGCAACCCTGCACCTAATTCTGAAATGGAATATTGGTCACAGACTCAGTTAATAGATCCAACTTTATTCGGAACTAACTTTTACGCTTTCAGAGCTCGTTATTTCTATAGCCATGGTTATGGAAATTTTAAGTGGTCAATGAAAAAAGATAAGCGAGAGGATTTTCTGGGAAAATTAGCTGGTATATCTGAAGCGGTACGAAAAGAAGATGTACTTGATTTACCTGAGAAGACAGAAAATGTTAGAAAGATATATTTGAATGTCACTGAGAGAAAAGCTTATGAAGATATGAAGAAGCATCTGGTTATCGAGTTCGGCGATCAAGAAATTATTGCCGCAAATGCTGCGGTTAAACTTATGAAGTTAAGAGAAGGTACAAGTGGTTTCTACTTAGATCAAGAAAAAAACGCAATTCATGTTGGAGACTCAAAGCTAAATGAACTTGAAAAATTACTAGAAGAAGCAAGAAATAATCAGATGATTATCTGGACACATTTTCATTATGAAGCAGATCAAATTGAAAGACTATTCCGAAAAATATTGAAACAAAGATCAATAACCTGGGGTCGGGTTGATGGAACAATCAATAAGCAAGAGACTAAAAATCAGACGATTAAAGAATTCAAGGAAGGGAGACTCCAGTATTTAGTAGCTCATCCAGGTTCCCTTGGTCGCGGACAAAACCTATACAATTGTTCTTACATGACATTTTTCAGCCTCAGTCATAGCTATGACTTATTCGATCAGTGTGGAGGACGAATATATCGAGATGGCCAAGTAAACAAATGTTCTTACTATTTTTTAATCGCTGATCGTTCTGTGGATGAAGTAATTATGAAAGCATTATTAGAGAAAGGTAAAGTGGTTGAGGCGGTATTTGAATATATTAAGAAGGGAGGGAAATGAATGAAGAAAACATATTGTGATATCTGTGATAAGGAAATTCGAGGTGAAGATAATCGGAGTACTATATACATTAAGGAAAGGGATGCTTATTCAGGCGAAATTCTTTTTTCTGAAGTTTGTAGTACTTGTACAAGGAAAGTAATAGATTTTATAAACGAGATTACGGAACATCGACGGGAGAAAAAATAACAATGACAAAAATTCAGTACTTAGGTCTTTTTCTATTATTCCTTGCACATTATTTCAACCACTGGCCTTACTTTAAAAAGAATGAATTTTCTTGTAGATTGATAGCTTGGATCTGTTTTACTGGTGCTAGTTTATGCTTAGGATTTGTTTTATTTGGTTAACAAGGATTAGAACAATGACTGATATTGATACCATCGAACTCTCAGGCGAAATAACAGCCGATACGGATCTGGCTATCCTATTCACTGACAGCATAACCGAAGCATGGATAGCGAGATCTTTGATTGAGATTGAAACTGACTTTTACAAATTCGGAGAACCAATAACGATAATTATGCCGAGATGGGTAGCAGAAAAAGAAGGATTTATATGAATTCAAAAGAAGCTATAAAAGAAATACAGAAAGAAATGAATGAATTGGAACTTCAAACTGAATTAGTCTGGATACTTATAGCAGTTTTAACAGTTTTATATTTTATCTACCCTTTATTTATTATCTAAAAACTTTAACAAGGAGGAATTATGACCGAAGAAAAAGATCTAACCAAATTATTCACCGAAGAAAAAAAATCTACCCCGGAGCTTCAGCAGCACGTAAAAGAGTTTTATGACCTTGTTATAAAAGAACGCGCTCTCAAGAAAGACCTCGATGAATTACAGGAAAAGCGTATGGCAGCTGAGGAGACTCTCTACAGCAGTTTAGAAGATGCTAACTTTGAACTCATAAGAACCGAGAACGGAACTTTTTCCAGACGAATCGATCTCTATGCCAACTTCGAGCCTGGAAAAAAAGAAGAGGGTTTTGCATGGCTTAAAGAACAGGGTTTTGGAGATCTGATCTACGAGACCGTAAACTCGAGAACATTCTCTGCATTTATTAAAGATTTTAAGAAAGATGAAATGGCGGAGTTACCGGAGTTTGTGAATACTTCGATTAAGAAGAAAATAGGTTTTAGGAAGAAGTAAGGAGATTAATCATGCCAAAACTCTACACACACAAAGTGCATGTTTCACCTCTCAGTGGTACTTTTACACCTTTCCCTATTGATATGTTGAGATATGATTGTCTGTGTCCGAATTCAGAGGAAGATTCTGGAAAAATTATAGAAAATTTTAGTGTTCCATGGGATTTCATGAAAGCAAGAGAAAGTCTTATCATCACTCTCGAGCGTGAAGGCTGGAAAACCTGGGAACCAACTTATGAAAGATGGAAAAGTTTTTCGTGGACAGTTGTAGGGCATGAGGTAATTTAATGCCCGCACCATCTCACGCAAAAACTTTATTAAGCATTAACAAAACTTGGAGTGAATCTAAACTGAGGTTTAAATGCACAAACTGTGGTTATAAAGGTCATGTCAGTGAGCTATTATGTGTGGACGAAGAAAAAACTTTATGGTGTCCGAGATGTTCAACAGCAAATACTGTGTGGGAAAGAGATTTGATAGAAGAGGGGGGAATGAAAAATGGAGCTCAGCGAAATCATAGAAAAAGAACTTTGGGGAAAGAAAGTAAAGATAAAACCATGGCAATACTGTAAATGTCAAATCTGTACACAGAGATTTGGTTTTATAGATAGCATAGAGAGACCTTCACTTTGGAAAAGAAACCACGGACCGCAAGAAGACATAATTTATGTAAGATCTTCCTCTGAACCTAATGGAGAAATACAGGGATTTCTGACTGATCGTGTAGAGCTTTTATAACAAAAAAAAGAGTGAGATAATAATTAAAAAGAACGGGGAATGAGGTAATGATGAAAACAACAAAATGGATACCAAAAGTAGAATATTCATCTCGTGAAGATATGCTTGATTTTTTTTCTTTAGATAAAAGCGAGAATGAAAATTTAGGTGAGTTTGATAAATACAACGAAGTAGAAGTAGCTGTAATCAGAGAGGATAATAAAATAGGATTCGAGTCAGCTGGTTGGAACAGTAAAGATAAAATAATTTTATTTAGTTGCGATTTAGGTATGAAAGTTTCTAGTGACGAAGAAGCTGATAAAGATATTGAATGGTGGAGAAAAGTTGCAAACGTAATAGCAGATGCATTAAATAAAGAAAAACTATAGTTAAATGAATAAAAATAAAGGAGGTGAATATTAAGCTAGGGGATTCAAAGTAATAATAACCTTAACATACAAGGACAAAAAACAATGAATACAAAAAACAAAGAATTAGCAACCAAAGAACAAAGTGAAGAAAATCTCCCGGCAGAGCTCAAAGCTAAATTTGACCTCAAGCAAAACATGGAAGGGGTCACACCGAGACTTCCACAAATTTCCATCGTACATCAAGCTCAATTATTCACTTTTCCAGATGAGACTCAGGTAAAAAAGTTTGAAGGGATTATTCTGGACACTAGTCGAATAAATGCCTGGTGGGAACAAAGTTATGATGAGACTGGAGGCGGAACTCCACCTGATTGTTTTTCTATGAATGGAGTTGAACCTGATCTTAACTGTAACATGCCACAAGCCAAAAGGTGTGCAGAGTGTGAGAAGAATAAATTCGGAAGCGATGGTCGTGGTAAGGCTTGTAAGAACATGAAACGGGTGCATATCATGCTCGAAGATGAAATGTTGCCCCTTAGACTTACACTTCCACCCTCAAATTTGAAAGCAATCGATATGTACATTTCTTTGCTGACTTCTAAAGGAATGCCGTACCAATTGGTTGTTACAAATTTTAAGCTTAAGAAAACTCAAAACAAGGACGGAATTGCCTTTTCAGAAATTAATCCAGAAAAGGTGAGGATCATAACAGATCCAGAAAAGGCTGAATTCTTGAGTAAAATGCTGAAAGAATTTAAACCTGTGATGAGAGGACAGGAAATTGTGATGGAGGAATATGGTAGTTCGGATACGGAAGAGATGTAGATAGCTGGGAAGTTATCAGTGAATTCAAGCCTGCCCTGTGCATATAGCACAAGAGGAAAATTAAACTCATTCAGAACAACCTCTTAGGGCAGGCTAACTAAAAAAAATTGGCTGCTGGGGACAGTGGTAAAAAGAGGAGAAAAGGACAAATTTATGCGGTGTATATTCTGCCAGCTCCCAGAATTTCAGTTTGATTATTTATCTCAACAAATCAAAGAAGCTAAATGCGCTAATGATGTCACTGAGATAATTTGTTCAAATTGTGTACAGAAAATTTTTAGTTTAAGCAAAGAACGTTTACAGGAGTTTCAAGAATTAAACCGGAGGAAGGAAAAGGCAAAAGCAGTAGACTACATTCAAAAAATATTATCTAGTGAAAAGGAGAAAATTGATGAACCGGGAAAAAGATCACCTCACTCGAGATTTCCTAAAAGAAAAAAAAGTGCTTGAATTACTGGGAATCGTTGAAGGAACTCTTGAGAGGCTCATAAGAGAAAAGGATTTTCCGCACATAAAAATTGGCCAAGGAAGGCTATTTTATGAGCAGGATGTGATAAAGTGGCTGAGACTTCAAAAACGTGGGTACAATTCTAAGAAAAATGTATAAGTTTTGTGTAAGTTTCGAAGAAGTTTGATTTGTTTTCAGTATAGTTTCGTAGGATTTTTTTTTAGCTAATGTCATCCTACCCACAAAAATTGAAAGTCGCTCCACAGCGCTAAAAAAGGGCTTAAAGAGGAAATGGGATTTTTGAAAGGAGACAAGATGAAACAAGAGCTTAAAATCGTTACTCCAACAGGCACTGGAACCGTACAGTATGGAGAGTTTATGCTTAACGATGGACGGAAAAAGAAATTCCATTGCTGGTGGAACGGGAGTGGCATAGGTGGCGATAGTGATACCATAGAGGAGGCGAGAAAACATCTCATTGAATTTATCAAAATCAGATTAGCATCTGAACTTAATCAGCTTGAAGAACAATCAGCAAATATTCGATTGTTTTTGAGAGAAATATAATAATGGCGTTGAATCCAATGCCTAAGAATTAGTGCAGCTATGGAAATAATCTTAAAACTAACCATACCGGATAAAACTATCAAGAATCTAGATGAAGCTTCGGAGAAACTGGGCTGGGGTCAAGATATATGCTGGTGGGACATAGTAGAGAGAAATGTTGATGAGGTAGTTGAGAGATTGGGAGGGACCTGGAGATTTATGAAGATAATCTCAAAGAAGAGAAGATGGAGATTTTTTAGGTGGTAAGAAGATGAAGATATTAGCAACAATCAGTGATAATCCACTAGCACAATAGAAAAAGAACCCGAATTAGTTAAAGCTTTTGATGTTACATCGTGCCTGACAATATTCTATCAACTCAAAGAAATTGCGGATCTAGTGAATTCTTCTCCAAGTAGCTACTGTGAAGCAGCAAACCATATGGCTTATCTGATAAATCAAATAGAGAAATATATAAGATAATTTTTTTCAAAAGGAGGAAAATCAATGTTAGAACTTAAAATCGAAATCAAAGATAGTGAAACCGGATACGCTGTCACAAAAATCAAAAATCTTTCACTTGGTACTGGAACAACTTTTCGATTTGATACTGTTAGGCAGACATTATTAAATATAGTGGAGATGATTGTTCCAGCTTGTGAAAATCTCAAAGAAAAGTAATTTTTTAATTTGATATTTTTTGTATGATGTAGTAAACTTACCTCATGGATAAAAAAACTATGAGCAACAAAATTACAGGCAACAAATTTCAAACTATAAAAATCTGGGAAAAAACATTCAAACTATTATACTTTGTCAGAGCATATACTGGAGAATCTATCGTAGCTCTTTTTGATAGATTAGTGAATGAAGAATTAATTAGAGTACAAAGAGGGGATAAGCCATACAAGAAATAAATTTAAATGGATTGAGAGAGCCAATTGCTGCAACTGATTTGTAACGTTAAGCAACAATATGAGAATATCAGAACAAACAATAAAAAAGATTTTAGAAGATAATTTAGATCTATCAGATTTTCTACAAGATTATGATGAGTTGAAATATCGAATAGGGAATATGGGACGTGGTAAGACAAAAGGAAAATCAAAATTCAAAGGAGTTGATTTTGATATCTGCAAAAAACAATGGAGGGCGCGAATCACAGAAAATTATTCTAGAAAATTTCTTGGTTATTTTGATTCTGAAGTAGAAGCAGCTAAAAAATATGATCAAGCGGCTCTATTGATATTTGGAAGATATGCTAGACTAAATCGTGAAATTTTTCCAGGTGAGTTTTAATTGGTAAATTATCTTATAGGAAGAAACTATGAATCTCCTTCTCACACTACTTATAATTATCTTAGTCCTTGAAGGCATTAGCAGAACCGAAATCACTGTTCACTGTTGCATCACGGACTGTAACAATATAACAACATGGACACTGACTTACTGGCTTATAGCCTGTTTTTTTACCGTCAGTTGGCATCCTTATGTATGTGGAAAACATTGGGAACTTTTTGAAGAAATAGGAAAAGAGGATGAGGTGAAACTTAGAGAAAAAGTGGAGAAGAAATAATAAACAAAGCAAGGAAAATTTAATGTATGGTATTTCTATAAAACAACCTTGGGCGAGCCTAATAATTACAGGAATAAAACCTATTGAAAACAGAACTTGGTCTACATCTTATCGGGGGCCTCTCTTAATTCACGCTTCAAAAAAATGGGATAAGGATGGGGCTGAATTTATCACTGAATCACATCCAGAATTAAAAAATTTGGTTCAAACCAGCAGAAATCTTACTGGAGTATTTCTTGGACAAGTTTTAATGATCGATTGTGTTCAGAAACATAGTTCTGAATGGTTCTTTGGACCTTATGGATTTGTATTTATGCATTCCAGAGAATTTTATAAACCTATTCCATACAAAGGTCACCTAAGAATTTTTAGTGTGCCTGATAATGTTTTGTACTAAAAATACAGGCTAAAAATACAGGCTAAAAATACATGAATCTCCCCAACTCTGAATCGATCAGTTACTGGAAAACAAGTCAATCTTCTCCGGATAAATGGATTGAACGAGCTAGTAGAGTTATCGAACAATATGACGGTAAGGTGCTTGCTGAAGGATTTGGTAGCAACGCTAACAGCCATGCTGCGTATATGATTGGTTTTGAGATGCATGGTGAAAAATTCAAGGCAGTCTGGCCTGTACTTCCGTCAGATACGAAAAATGAAAGAGCAGCTAGGATTCAGGCAGCTACTTTGCTTTACCACGACATAAAAGCTAAGTGTATCTCAGCTACGGTGCTAGGAGCCAGGGTAGCATTTTTTAGTTATCTTATGTTACCAGATGGAAGAACTGCTGGTGAGGCTACGGAGAAAGAATTGCTGGAAGGGATCCCGAAACAAATATTGTTGACAGAGATATGAGGAAAAGAGATGGAAGCTCGCATTAAAACAATTATATTTATTGGTTGGTTTTTGATTACAATAAGTTCTTCTATTTGTGTCATGATAGAAGTATGGCGATGTAGGTGGATAGAATGTTTTCTGTACCTGGCATTAATTTTTATAATTAATGCTACTCTTAGAATTATCTCTAAAAAAAAGATAAAACAGAATGGCAAATAAAACAATCAAAACCATAGATCAATTTAGGAAGACATATTTTCCTAAAGAATATGAAAGACAGAAATTGAGTGAGATGTCATCCACAGAGCTTGGAGAGGACCTGGCAAAAAAGTTTATAATTAAGATCAGGAAAAAATATGGAAAAGAGATAAAATGTTCTTCATTAAAGGTTACCACAACATAAAATTTGGTAAAGTTATTAAACCTAAGAAGGGTTTACCATATATCAAAATCATTTTGCTAAAACCAGGCGCACCGGATAAAACCATAGAAGCAGGCTCTGTGATCTGGGATCTCAAGAAAAAACAGTGGGAGTTGAGAACACGGAAAGAAACGGATGAATTAGTGAAAGAGATGGGGGGGGAGAGATGACCTTCTTTTTTAAACAAAAAAATATATAGGCTTCGATCAGAAGGCGAAATTATCCCCCCGTGGTATTTTAGTCTTGTTTATATAGATTATATGCACAGAAAAGATATCTGGTGTCCAATTCCTTTGAATTATATTCTCAGAGCTATGAAATTTATAGAATACTCTTGGATAAATTTCGTTCAAAGCCTACATGGATAGACAAAAGAGTCGAAAAGTATATAAGCAAAATTAATAAAGGAAGGAAAAACTAATGTCTCGACCAAAAATAGACTGGGATGAGCTACTTGATGGTTATAATGAAATGTATGATTTTCACTTTAACACCATAGAAGAGTTTGTAAAGAGTTTGTATGATATTCATCGAATCGAGGAAGCCGCAAAAATTCTCGGAGTTTCTACATCAGTATTTCAGGAGAAAATGGCTGAACTAAAAATTCCTCGGGAACCAAAAGGACATCGAAAACCAACTAAGCTTGATAAGTTTAAGGCCTTAGATGATAACGAAGCTTTTAAGTTACCTCTTGGAGAAACAGCTAAGTTAGTCAATGTTTCAGATAACCATGCACAGGTACTGCGATCATTGCGGAAAAGAGGATACGAATATTATGAAGGTCAGAAAAGAAAGAAGAAAAATGCTAGTTTTTCAAGATCCTGAAAAACAAAAAAGGCTTGAGTGGATAGTAAACTATTTGGTTGAAGAAAATTTTCTACCTGAGCATTTAGATGCTATCATCAAAATAATCGGATTATTTAATGATTGTGAGGAATCAGAAACAGAAATATTTGAATTTGTTGATAAATTAGAAACGAAATACTCAGAATAAAGGGAGGACACAATATGTCTGAACCAATTAAAAGTATAACTAAGTGTGAATTTTGCGGAGCTTCTATAGAAATAGTAAGTCCGCCACTGCACGAATATTATGAAGCTGGTCAAATTCAAATAGAAAAAGGAACAATTCTGCTGTCAGAGAAGATAATCAAAGCTCATCATAAAGATGGATATTCAGATAGCCATTGTAAGCATATCGATGGATATTATTGTAATACTGCTTGTTTGATGGCAAAACTGAGAGAGATCTTGGTTTAACACGAGTATAAACCACTCACGAGTTAATTCAGGTATAGGAACAATTATGTATAAAATTACCGATGAAAAAATCAAGAAAGCCAAGCGGAAACTTGCAAAAATGTCTAAAGAAAAAAAGTGGGATTTAATAGAAAAATCTTTTGGGATGTGGGCAGATAATTCTCATACAGATGGGAACGCCGATTGGGATGGTTCTTTTCTAACAATTAACTCAGTAAGCGTGAGGTGTGCTGAAACTCAATAATTAAAAGAAAAAAATGAACTAAAGATATCATAAGAATAGGAGGAAATTCAAATAATGCTTAATGAAGAAAAACGATTTCAGTCAGTAGAACTAGAGGCCTTGAAATTTAAGATTGAAAAAACTTTTCCTACTATTCAGGAAGTGGATCCTAAATTCAGATTTGATAGTATTTTACAACAAGGAATACTTGAACTCCAAACAAAAATTTGGGCTGAGTGTTTACAAACCAAGTCAAAAGTTGTAACCCATGAATTCTGCTTTCCAAGAACCTGGTGGCAACATCTCAAAAAAGAAAAATTTCCTGGGTGGCTTCTTAAAAAATTTCCTATCGACTTTAAAAAAGAAATTCAGAAAACGCGGATTAGATTTCAGCAATATGCAAAATTTCCGAGCTTTAATTATAAATCTGACAAAAAATTTGAAAAGTTTGTCATTGAAGAGATTATGGACGCTAAAGAAATTCTATCCGAGCATAAAATTGATAAGATCAAGTAGGTTCACTCTTCGTAAAACTTACGCTTGGTAAAAAGCGTTATGTGGAATTACTTTAAACAAAATTGGAAGCAAATAATTCATATCCTTTTTAGCACATACTATTTTGGAGTGAATAATAAGTGGTGGAGTTATTTTCCATCTATGTTTGGTATTCCTATCTGGAAAAGAAATCCAAACCGAATCTGGAAGAATTATGAAGGAGCTAAGTTTCGAGCATTACATTGTTATTTTATACGTTCCAAAACAGCAAAGAAAATATTTCCGACTAACTTCCGAGAATAATAACTAATCACTCTTTCTTCTCCCCTGGTCCCGCACTCTTCTTCCATACCCATAAATCGGAATGATCTTGACGTGAAAGAGTAAAAAGTCCTTTCAGATGTTTACTATTCAATAAAAATTTCCAGAAATCATTCATGATGTAGAAAGTGGCCTTGCCTGATGTAAGTTGTCTCAGGTGCGAAGGAGTAGCTTTTGATATATTCCACCATCCTTTAGGATCAGGTTCCAGGTAGCTCTTATCCTCTTTTTCCTTTCCCCTCTCAAGCGCTCTCTCATCTGGGCATGGCGTCCATGATGCTGAGATTTCTTTATTCTCGATGGGATTGGAAGTCAGGGCAAAGGAGGTGATGGGATGATTTCTATCTACTGATAAATCAAAAAACACTCTCCAGAGAATGCGTGAAGCGCCTTCACGAATTACGTGTTGACCACGAAAAGTTTGTACGACTAAGCTAAAATTTACAGATTTTTCAGGAAGCTCCATGATTACTCTCCTTTATTCTTTACTGCTAAGTTCATCCAAAATAGCTATATGCATATTATAAATATCTTGCCAGCTCCTCTGTAGCCACATTCCTGACAGAAATCCAATCCCTGCTTTCTGTGCTTCCCAGGCTCGATACATTTGTTCAGCCTTTGCTCTTTTTACTTTCTTCGCAAGCTCATCCAATGATTTTCCTTCTTTCTCAGATTGAGGCATTTTTTTAATTTCTTCATCAATCATTTCTTTAGTTGGAAGTCCTCTGCTTTCCATAATACCATAGATGTAATGAATCTTTTGTGGACCCGGCGAGGTAACTGTTCCTACAAATTCTTTAAACATCCAGGAAGATACAGCATCAACCAATTGACCTTGTGGAATCACTGTTCTCCATTCTTCTTTTTCTGCTAATTGTAGCGGTGCGAGGACATATTTTTTCCATATAGGAAGCAAACCCAGCCAGTCATCTAAAAAATCGACTGTAACTTTTGCCCATGTAACCTTTTGTCGATCTAAATAATCCTGCATATTCTTGATTTTTGCTCTTGAAAAAATTCTTGTTCTATTCTCAACAGGAATTTTTTCCATCATTTTAATTTGTCCTTTTATATTCGCATCTTGAGCTTCCCTCCATTTTGGCTCTCCATGATACTTTGTAAAGACTTTTATATATTTATAAGCAGAAAGCCAGGAAAGTGGGTTGAAATAAGTTCCAGGAATCAAATACACTGGAACCATGGTCTTTATTGAAAAATTAACATTGCTTCCTGTCCGCTTGCTCCACCAGTTCCATACACCTCGAATAGCGCCTAATTTCCATGGATGGTACATAAAATCTTTTAGCCAGTAGGCGTTATTGCGAATGTTAAAGGTAAAGAAGGGAAAAATTCTCTCAAGTGAAACCTCAACCGCCATCTTATTTTTATAATCAAAGAATACACGGTTCACTTCTTTGATTCCTTTTTCTCTCATTATTTCTGCAAAGTCATCCAGGATTTTTCCCTGTTTAAATAACTTTTTAGCATAAGCATCCACATAACCTGAAAAATACCATTCTCGTGCTTTTGTCTCCGGGCCTCCTAAAAGGGCTTCGTACAATACATTTCTATGAGTTTGATACCAGTTTGTCTTTCCAAGCACCTCACTAAGTTCTGCTTCAGTTTTTACAAAAAAACTACCGCTGACTTCTTTTGGAATCGGGATAATCGGTGTTCCTCGCTTCCTCATTAGTGGCCAGAAAAACTCTCCTCTGAAAAATGAATTAAGTGATTCATTCATTGCTTTTAAAGTATTGTCAGCCATGTTGCGAATAGATACCCCAGGTGCATAGATAAGAACACAATCTTTCCAGAAAGACTTGAAATAATCTACTTCATCCAAAATAAATTTTCCAGCTTTAAGAGTATCATAATTCATTTGTCCTTTGAATGTATCTATATTTGCCAATGCAGCTGTAATTCTATCTGCCAAGGTTTTACTTCGGAGAACTCTGGCTGAATAAAAACATGAATTGATTATTCTTCTGAAAATTCCTGGCTCATATGGAGTTTGCATTTTTCCGCTTGGAAATAAGCCAATTTTGCTCTCTGGCACTACGCCCACATCCCCTATTCTTTTTGGTAGTTTTGTAAAAATTTTTAAAGCTTTGATTTGTGAAGCAAGCAGATTAAAAAAAAGTTTCGTTATTGGCTTAACAAAATTTAGAGTAACAACTTCTAAGATTAAATTTTTCATTCCACTTAATTGTTCTTCGACTTCAAGTACCTGACCTTCATTTAGGAGTCTTACAGCAATAGCATCTGCTTTAGCCATTAGGGGAGCTCTTTTTTTAGGGTTTAATGCAATCATTTCAAGCAGCGATAAATCTGCTGATTTTAAAACTTCCCGGACTGCTTGTTCATAAGCAACTATAAAATCTTTGACTAATGGCTGTCCAGCCCAGATCATGAAAGCTTTATCTACCACATTCATATTACCAGTATCTACAACTAGGCTTTTTAATAACTCCTTGTATTCTAATAATAAAGAATGAACTACTCCCCACATAGATTTTATCTTCACATTTTTTTTATCTTTAATTAAAAGATTAGTAGCAGCATCGATCACCCATTGTGATTTATATAAATTTTTATCTTTCACAGGCAGAAATACATAATGTCTTCCTTCGCCTTTTTTTTCCCCGGGAAATTCTACTTCAAGTGATGGATGGTCAGCTCCCTTGCATAAAATTTTTCCTTCTCCGGGATAAGTTGGAAGAGTATCTATGTTGAACGGTGATTTTGAGGCGAGATACAAACAATCGGGACAATGATTCCAAATAATTTTTTCTTTCTTATCTTTCCCACCATAAGTACCCTTCCCGGGATTCCACCAAAATCTCAGGCTTTTTGGAGGATCATAGAATAAAGTAGATTTAATTTTAGAAAGTACCGATTTCGAAGGAACTTTAACCTTATCTATTTTTACTTCCCATGGGGTAACTACTCCTCCTATCGTAGTTTTCATCTCAGGTTTTTCTTTTCTTATATAGCTTAGGTGTCCTCGTGCAGCAAATTGTTCTGCATACTCTAATGCTACTTCTTTCTTTTTAATAGCATCTATCAATTCATCTCTAATTTTATGAGCTTTCGATTGTTCCTTAATCTTCCAGTATTGATATTCAGAAGGGATTTGACTTCTGATTTTTTTGGGGAGGGCAGAAATTTCAGCAGGCGGATACCAGTGTTTTTTCAGAGCGCGGGGATCAAGGACATAAGGACCGGGATCGGCGAAGAAGGACATCCAGACTGTGTAGCCTTTTCCAGTTTTACTTTCAGCACCCTCTCCAATTGATTGCTGTCGCCATACGTTAGGAAGTAGGCGGAACGTTAGTCTGCCACTAAGTTTTTTGCCGGTAAGAAAATATTCAAAGAAATGAGGTTTGCGCGTGCCAAATTCTACAAATCCTTTATCAACAATTCCCATGTAGCCTTTTAAATTTTTTGTTGCTCCAATTGTTCCTTCAGGAAAGGTAGCCTTATCAATGGTAAGCCATTCCATTGGCTCAAGACTTTTTTTCTCAGAAACTGTTTTTTTCGTAGGATCAAGTAGAAGTTTAATCGCAGAATTTAACTTTTTCTCTATAAGTTTTTCTGCATCTGAGTAATTTTTAGGATCAGATTCTATCGATAAAATCCAATTCAGGGTCCAGCCTTCTAGTCTTTGAGAGTCAATCTGAAGTCGAAGATCTCCGTGAACTGAGTTAAGACCGGCCCCTAGAATGCCATTGGAGCACCCATCTCCACTTTTTATTTTCATTTGGATATGAAGATACGGAACCGATAAATCATCACCTCCTTTCCCACTACCCTCTAATCAATAACGTTGTTAATGTTGCGCAGGCTGCAAATAATATACTGATAACTACTGTAACCACCCAGGGAGGCCTGGAATAAACTAATTGACTAATTTCATCCTGTCTATTACAAATTTGTATAATTTTAGTATCAATCCGTTTTTGAAAACCCGAAAATTCATTCTCCATAGATTTGACTTTTTGTACAACTCCAGCAACTTGTCTTCCAAGTTCATCATTGTCCATAATGGTTTACCTCTTGGATAGTTCTATTCTCTTAGCCCAACCTCGCGCATACTTTTCTTGCAAAGAACTTTTTTTCATAATTTTAATAAAACGCATTCCTTGAAAAACATTCATCCAGATCAGTAAATTTTCTGAACTATCTTTTTTGAGATAAGCCTCTAATGCACTCAGAGTTTTTGGGCCAATCACACCATCTTCTACGAGATCTAAAAACAAGAATTCATTACGATTTAATAAGTTCAATGATTGCTGTAAAATTATAATTGCCTGATGATTTCCCATATTAACTGCTGTGTCAAAAAGTTCTTGTGCTACATCGAATGAAGAAATTTTATTACCCATAATTTCATCCCAAAACTTGAGACGATAAAATTTTTTGACAACATGAAATAATCTTTCCTCGAACTTGGCAGAAAACGGTGGGGTATAAGAATCAATTACTTTCCATCCAGGCCAGCTGGGATGTTTGTTTCTAGAAATTCCCTTATAGGTCTCACCCCCAAAATCATCTGGGTCGTTTGAGTATAAACCCTCGTGTTTTAAAGTATTAGTTAAAATTTTTGTGAAGCTGTTCATGATTTAATCTAATCTGGCTATATTTTAATCCCAAGCGATAAAATTACTGATAGTTCATTTTTTTCGTCAGTCTCTGGTCTCGATCTGTATTGATCAGTAAGTGATAATTTCAGTGATAAGCGTGCAGCAATTTTTTGCTTAATTGAAGCCTCTCCGGTAAAGATGTAGTCATCCAAATCTTCAAGATTTGGTTGGTAGAAAATCACTGCTTTGAATGATTTTACTTTACCTTTGAGTCTAAGTGAGAGTCGGTTTATATCCAAAGTATCACTCTCAATTTTTTGATGATGTTGTAAATAACCAATTGAGACAGAAAAGTTTTTACAGAAACTATATTTTGGACCACCTCCAAAGAAGTTTTCAAAATCTATTTTTCTGAGTTTATTATATCCAGCCTGGTCAAAAAACCAGAGAGACCATTTATCATTGAGCTTCGGATCGTATCCTAAACGTAAGAAAGCTTTATTCTCGATTTCTAAGTCATTCCGCTCACCATAGTTTAGTTTACTCACCAAACTAATTTCCTTGATTTTAGTATCGAGTCCGAGGTAGAATGATTGTGAATCTGTAATTCCAGATTTAGCAGACAAGCCTATATCAAGATCTCCAGCGAGGGTCTGGAGTGGAAAAAATAAAATTAAAAATATTAGAAATCTTTTCAATTGCTTTGTCCTGGCGGAACAATATTTCTTGGTTTTGGCATGATCTTTATACGATTTGAGAGATTAGTTCCAGAAAAGAGAAATTCAGGAATCATGACACAATCATATTGTTCAAGAATCGTATTAATCTCAGCTAAACATTTACTGGTTCTAACTTTATCATCACCCTCGATAAATTTGACATTATTATGTTTTAAATTTTTGAGTTGGCTCTTTACACTTTTCATAAATATTTTTCCTTATTTAAAGGTTTATTTTTCTTGAATTATTCTTAAAATTTTGTTTTTTCCAGCAGAAGTACAAAGATAGTTTTTAATTTCTTCAAAATCGGTAGAATTTTCGATAACTATAAACCTATCTGGAATGGGCTTTCTTTTTTTAATAAATTCCTGGATACATTTTTTGAAACAGTCTATTGGTATTATCGACATTATATCTTTCCTATTTAAAAATCACATTTTTTGGTAGGATCCACGCTTGAATCCCCTGTGGAACTTCTACTTCTCTCACTGGATCAAATTTCTCTATTACTTCAACTTCATACAAATATAAAGGATGCTGTTCATCCCACCACTCAATTCTTTCATAGTTCTCCACAAGATGCTCCTCATATCTTTCCTCAAATTCTTTCTGATTAATTTCTTTTGGTTCGGAAAGTTTAATAATTCCCCAGCAGTCTTTATCAGAAATTAAGTAGAGAGGTTCATTGATGTGTTCAGTAAATTTTTTGGATTTTATTATGGCTGTTTTACTGCCATCCCAGATGTATTCAGAGTGTGGAGAAACTAGATATAGCCCGGCTATCTCCTGATCTTTCTTAGCTTCGCCAATTTTTTGCAGAGTTTCGGGAAGTTTTTCTCTCACCAGACCATATAATTCTTTTGAAGTTTCCTTCATTTTTTCTGGTGAGAATGTGTAGTTCATCTTATCACTTTTAACTCGTTCTTTAATTTCTTTTATGATTTTTGTTGCATTCTCAAGTATTTGTTCTTTGGTAAATTTAATGCCTTTACCCTCAGTCTTCTTCCATGTAGAAAAATGCGCGCACACTATTCTAAAATCATCCCCAAGAACTTTATTGTCTACTCTAGATGGATCATAAGGAGTTTCATAAAAATTATCGTTTCTATAAAAATCATCGGGAAAGTTTTCTGCACTTTCTTCCTTTATTGTCTCGTTATAGGCAGTGAGAATTTTTTCTGCGAGTGAGTTCCACCATGTACTCCATTTTTCACCCTGATCGTTTCTTATTTTCCCAGCCACGCAGATTCTTGGTCTATTTCCCTGACCAATATCGAATCCAACAAATAGATCAGATTGTTTTTTTAAGTTCGATACCATCTGTTCGTGAAGATCGTCATATTTTTCTGGCATTCTGAGCACGACAAACGCAGGTCTGGATTCGCTTTTGCCTTCATCTGTTGATCTTATCTCAACTGGTAAATTATTGAGTTCCTCTAACCATTTTTCTTTGAGGCCTTCATCGACAGCTCTCCCTCTCCACATTTTTTTCGGAGCATCCGTTCTGCCAGACAAAAATTCTGCTGGTTTCTTATTATAGACTGTCTGATAAGCAAATGTTGGTGCATTTATTTTTTCGCTGAATTCTTCTTCATTCTCAAATTTTTCCTCAAACTCTTCCTCCAGATCTATCTCTCCCCATTCTTCTCCTTCACTCGCTTCTTTTTTTTGTTGCAGCCATTCCCAGATTTTTTTCTGTTGTTCATTAGCAGTTCCGGCCTCGATATCTTTTTCAAGATTATCCATGTCTTTCCAGAGTAATCCTAGATCAATTGCTTCAAAAATTGGTAATATTCCAGGCACAACTTTTAGAGTTCCTTTTAAAAACTTTGTGAGATTACCCAGGTGTTTTATTTTTAGCTTATTCATTATTTGTTTAAGCAATCTTGCATTTAATTTTTCATCAATTTGTTTAACTGGAATTTCTTTTTTAAGTGCAGCATTAATGGAATGTTGTGTTCCTTTTGAGCCACCCTTTTGAATTGCTGTCATAGCATCTGCCTTACCAACTATATCCTTATTTCTGGTAAAAGCAGCCTGGCCATAAGAAATTTCTGAGACAGCTTTACCTGTTTCTTTCGCAGCTCGTTTTACACCTGAATTTTCCACCACATTTGCTCCAAGATCTCTTACTTTTTTAAGAAGGGGCCTAACAGCAGCTGGCTGACTTTCGATAGTTTTTGGTAAATAAACAGTTAATTTTTTACAGGCATTCTGTCGTAAGACTTCTCTGATTGATTCTTCATCTACTCCTTTCGCTCCGCCAGTTACAATCCCCCAGCCAGCATCAAGAGCTTTTTTGGTTTGGTAGCGTGTAGCTTGTAACATATTTGAAGTAGTTTCACGGGAACCGACTATAGCCATAGTTTTTATGGATGATATTTTTTTAAGTCCTGCCTCTCGAACTTCTGCCAGAATTTTACCCAGTTGATTTTGTCCTTTCCCTCCGCTCTTTCCCCAAAAAGTATCTCCCCATGTATTATTTTCAACAATATCAATTCCTTTAGTGGCAATTAATTTTTCCATTAATTTTGGATTACTTTCAAATTTAGTCCTGACAATTCTTTTCATTACATCAGTCTTAATTTTTTCCCAGTCAGATCGAAGCGGAATTTTCCTTGCATATCTTTTAGCATCTCCTGGAGTCCTTAACTTTCTAATGGTTTCTCTGATTTCTGAATCCAATGTTTTTGCAGCTTGATAAGCATGTTCAGAAGTTGGATACACTTTTCCCTCGAATGAAGTTGGTGCTGGATGGAAATTTGATAAAAAATCATACTGACCACGGAAGGCTGAAGTCTCGGCAAAATCGTTGGTGAATTTTAATAGATCTTCAAACTCTTCACTACTCGATTCTGAGCTACTTGATTCTTCATCTTCTTCAATAGTACCACTACTACTACTCATTTCTTCTTCAATATTCTCATAATCCTCTTCAAACCCTTCCGGTCCCACTACATGTATTAATTCAACTTCTCCCTCTTCATGTTTCTCATAAATATAAATCGAGACATCGGCTGTCATTTTCTTGAGCCCCGGAATTGTCAGACCTCGACTCTTAAGAAAATTTTTCAGCTTAGCCATATCCAAGGTTTCTTCAACCTTGATAAATCTTCCAAGTTTTTTCTTTTTGAGAGAATTAACCGCTGTTTTCTCGGAAACCACTTTGTAGTAAGCAGGAGTTCGCCTGAGAGAAAAGATATAACGAGTGGTTTCAACTTTCTTCATCCCAGTATCTTTAAGAACATCAGCCATAGCGCCCTGGATGGCTGAAATTTCTGAGTCCAGATCTTTGCGCGCCACTGGCGGGGTCTTGAAATAGTCCTCAAGTTTCTTCTTGGCTTTTCTCAGAGAGTCATGCAATGACTCGAGTTCTCTGAGTTTGGCTTTCGGAAGAATTTTCTTTTTTTCTTTTTTGACGAACTCGTCTATGTTGCCTTCAATAACATCATCAAACTTAGAAATATATTCTTCCCAGGGGAAGTCTGAGCTGATGGTTTCTGTTGGCTCTTGACCTATTGGCTCTTGATCTGTTGGCTCTTCGCTGAGAACTTCAAGGTCTTGTTTAAGTGAGGTTATAAGATCTAACAAACGTTTTGCGAGATTTTTCATGATAATGCCCTAGATTTTTTTTAGGTTGGAATCTAATTGAGGTAGATTATTCAGAATTTTTCAGAAAAGATCAATCTTTTTTTTAGAACAAGTATAATAAAGACTGAGTTTATAGCTTATTTACTGCTTTTTTTGTCTTCTCTGCTCTTTTTCAGCTCTTCGTTTTGCCTTCTCTTTTTCCTCAGCCTGCTTTTTTGCGGGAATAGTCTTATCCTTCAATTCCGTTGCCATTTGCGGATAGTATTTTCTGAGTAACCTTTCTAGTCTGATAGTTACAGCTATTTCTCCAATACCTTCTCTGTCGAGGCCGTGAATTTCCCAGGCAATTGAATTTTGAGGGTGGAAGTGTACAACTCGGATTGGTTTTAGGCTTCTTGTAAATCTAGGTATAAATCCCGAACATCCTGTATTGTAGGTAGAATTAAGTAGCGAGATTCTCTTAGCATATTTTTCTGAGTTAAAAACTTTATTAAGAAGGGGTTCTTCTTTAGCTGCCTTGTCTTTTTCTAGTTGCCTTACGATCTCATCAACAATGTCTTTCGAGGATGGCTTCCAGAAAATACTGCCTCCATTCCATTTCGGATTGGAGTAGGAACAAGCCCCAACATCACCATCAAAAACTGGGCAATTAAACCATAAATTTTGCCACGTATCAATGTCAGCTGAATAGATAACCTCATCAACTCTGTTGTTATCAAAAAGAAATTTTACCGCCCACATTTTCGAGCCAGAAAGACAAAAATCATTAAACTTTATCTTTTCAGCTTTTATACCCATAAACTCAAAATCAAAATTGGCTAAAAGAATAATATCTTGTTTTTTCCAGCCAACTTCTAATAGATTATGAATTTGAGCCCTAAGCATAAGCTTAAGTCTTTCTGGATTATATCTCGATTTGCTATTTGGCTGTAAATTAGCGGCTATTAGACGTTTCATGAATTCTTTCTTCCCATCCATATTGCTGCTAATTTTAGATCAACAAAGACCTGTCCGCCATTATTTCTAACCATCCTTGCTACAGCGCCAAAGGATTTCCACTGACCGTCATTAAATTTTTCTTTACCATCATAACGAAGCATAACAAAGACAGTTTTTTCAGGTCGTTTATTGCTATCGTCTACAGTTTCAGCTAAGCTATAGACACCAGTCATTTTTGGTGTAATAGTATAAAGAACAAAATCACAAGTTTCACGTTCTCTTAGTTCATTTTTTTGAGCTTCTTCATTCCAATCATCAACGACTGGATCGAACCATTCTAGTCCTTCATCATGCAGAAATATTATCATATGTTTGCGCCATATTGATTCATTGCATGTTCCTCCGAGGTAGACCTTTTTCATAATTTTACCTCTTCACTAGTTTAAAGCGTATAACTTTTTCACCTTCAAAATCTGCACCAATTACTCCAAGACCATTTTCATCAACACCGAAAAGCTCATTTAAAATTCCAACAAAACCTACTACTGGAAAGTTTTAGCTAACAAACCAACTTGTACAGTAGAATGGTATTATCTCTATCCCTGAATTCCCGTTTCTATCTCCTCTGTAAAGTTCTTAACTAATTTAGCCTTCCCCCAGACTTTCTCTTCATTTGCTTTAAACCTTCCCAAAAGTAAATTTGAATAAGAAATAAATCTGTTTCTTCCTTCTGACTGCCACCAGGCTTCTGGATAATTTCCTTCTTGATGTTTTTTATGATCTGAAGTTCCTCTACTGAAATTTCCACCTTTTTGAAATGACATCATAGTAAAGCCTAACTCCCAAGCTCGGTTCATCAAATCCACGTCATCTGAGCCATAGTGACGTAAATCTTCGTTGTATCCACCAAGCAGATCAATAAACTCTTTTTTGTAATACCCCTGTCTTCCTCGTAATAACTGTCTACTCTTTGCAAATATAACTTTCTCAGATAATTGATTAGCAAGCTTATTGATATAAATAACGAAACCTCTATTGGTAAATCCATCGGCATCTACATTATTCACAATATCTCCAGAGGCAGCCTGAAAAGCAATATTCCGTGAGTGACCCATTTCAAAGTATTTGGGTTCGTCTGTCCTGATAAAAACAAGAATGCCTTTCTCAATGTATTCCATCATCTCTGATTTAATCCAGCCACCAATATCATCTATTTTACTTCCGTAGTCTATTACCACAAACTCCACATTGGGATACTCGAGATTATCTTTGATATTCTGAGGAAGAGTCACTTTAAGATCTTTAAGTCTATCCATACAAGTTGTACAGATAGAAATTTTATAGTTCTTTGTAACCGGATTAGAATACTTCCCATCCCAAAATTTCATCTTTGGTAATCTGGCGCCACCCCAGGCAAATTCAAGTGGTCTGGCTAAAACCTTAAAATCGATTTCGCATTCAGGATATTTTCTCGACATGGTTCCTCCTTACTTTTAGTTAATTCTTTCTCATCACTAACAGTGAGCCTTTAAACCACTTTCTCTCAGCAGCCTTCCTTAAAAACTTTGTCTTTTTTCTCTCAAGCCTGAATCCTCTTTTAATAAATTCAGCTATTACATACTCATTTGGCTGTTCGTTAAAATGTCCTGTTCCTCCCTGTCCTGGGATTCCCCAGCTCAATATCAAATTACTTTTAGCAAATTCAGAGACATTGTTAATAAAGACTTGTTCGTATTTTTTTGGGATGTGTTCACCGACTTCGAGGGAGATTACGAGATCGTAATAAATTTCTACCCATCTCCTTTTGGTAAGATCAAGAGTCATAATATCATTATAGACAGCAATTTCTTGAATATTTGGTGTGCCTTCATAGCCATGGACTATTGGAATACCTTTTTCCTTCAGATATTTGCAGTAGTCTCCTTTGCCGCACCCAAGATCTGCAACTGATTTAACAGATTTGTACATTGTAGCTATGTATTTTGCTAATTCTGGATCATATCTATGTCGTTTTTTTGCGGTCTCTAAATTCCAAATTCCGGTTTCAGCACAAATTGAGTTCTTTTTCATATTGCTTTTTACCCATTATAAATATCCTATTCCAACCGCTAATTTTTTTCACCGCCCAACAAAAACTTATACCTCTTTTCATATCTCATCATTTCTTTCTTATACAATAATGTCCATATCCCCCATCCATATTATAAGTATGGAAAGATATAATATGATTATTAAAAATTTTTTTTATCCAATTATCATAATCGCTAAAACTTAACCAATCATCAAATGGGGTTTTTTGGGACTTGAAATGAATTTCCATACCAATATGCTGGGCATTTATCACTATTTCCTCTGACTTTTTATCCCCGATAATATACTTTTCTCCGCCCTCACAATCAAGTTTAATAAGATACCTATCACTTAATTTACAATTATATTTTTCAAATAAAGATATTAAAGAAATAGATTCAACACTATAAGAATCTCCTTCACGCTTTGGCACGAACATGGAATCAAGAATATGCCCTCTGCTTAAAAGAAAAAATCTTTCGCCATTTCCTAAAGCCTTTTCTTCAAGTTCAATATTTAACATATTAATATTTTGTCTAAGATAATTACACACTTCTATACTAGGTTCAACAGCTACAATTCTAGTATATGGATGCTTCATTCTCATATAGACAGAAAAAAATCCTATATTTGCTCCTATATCAAATATAATATCAAAATAATTACTTTGATATTCTTTGACCCCATACAGATCCTTTGCAACTATATGTTTAAATTCATTTCCTTGGTTTTTATAATTACTTATCATTTTAGATGCTCCTCTATAAGGATTTTATTCAAATAAGTATACCCATTCGAACTCTGTGGTTGGCAATTATTTCTCTTATAACAAACTTCTAAAACCCTTGGATGTTTCATCGCCTCAGCGAGAGCAAAACAAAGCGATTGATTTCCAATAAAAAGTTTTGATCCCTTTATAGCTTGTGCGATCTCAAAAGCATCACGGCATTGATACCATTGTACAGAAAGCATCTTAGAAAATTCTTTATACTCCCATTTATTACCAATAAAAGCTACAACTTCCTGATAAGGTTCTAACAATTTCCAATCTATCTCTTCTTTATCATGATGTCGTAAAGTCCTATTAACAATTATAGATGTTATTGAATTAGATACTACTTCCGAAATCCATGATTGAGATAAGTCAAACTCAAGACCAAAAATATCCAAATGGTACTGTGCTAGATGTCTAACTCTTCCTGCTAAATGTCCCATCTTTTCCAGATGACGATATCTATCTAAATTACTTACTTTTTTGCCATCAGGAAGAACGACATTTTCAGCTCTACCATATTGCCACCTAGTACGAATAGAAGGAAATACATCAGAAATATACGGTTGTCGAGTTAAAAGATCTCTTAATATCTCAGAATGATCGGATTTCAAATACAATCCTCCGCCTCCTAGAGTTATAATAGCAGGAAGTGAATAAATAATGTCTCCTAATGAACCACTGTGCCAAAACTCTAATTCCATAAAATATTTATACCCTTTTCATCCAGACCGTTTCTTCTAATAACTCTATGTTAGTCTGTCCAAAAACATCATTTACAGCTCTTTCGATATCTGGATACTTCTTATTTCCATAATCATGACCGCAAAGTATGCATCTCACTAATATATTTCATATTTCTCCTATCCAATTATAACTTAATCTAAACCCCATTCAATCTTTTAACCCAAACTGATCCAGGGTGTATGACCTCAATATTATCTCTGCCATAAATTTCATCAACTGCTTTTATCACTTCTTTTTCACGAGAAGCATAATCATGTCCACACATAATTCCACCCTTTTTCACTAAAGGTTCCCATGTTAATATATCTCGTTTAACACTTTCATAGTCATGCTCTGCGTCTATAAAAACAAGATCAAAATATTTTTCATTAACATATTTTTTATAATGATAAAAAAGTTTCGATGCCTCAACAGAAGTCATTCTAATTATTTTAAGTTGTGGAAAAAAACACACATATCTATAAACATTCCAAGCTTCTTTATCAAAAAAATTCTGGTCTCTGCCTCCGATCCTATTGCACTCCGAATCTCTTGCATGCTTAGTACTCCAAGGATCTACCGCCCAATATTCTTTAATTATATTAGAACAATTTGATCTTAGTATTTCCCTTGTAGTTCTTCCACGTCCTACACCAATTTCAGCTACACGTTCCGCTTGTTGTTCCTTAATAAGATCTATCAGTATATTAGCTCGCCCCATTATTCCATCTCCTTACATTCTTTTCATCCATACAGTACTTTTTAATAACTCTATATTATCCGCACCAAAAATTTCATCAACAGTTTTTTTAATCCCAGGAAATCTTTTATTACCATAGTCATGTCCTGTTAACAAACCATCTTTTTTAACCAAAGTTTTCCATGAATAAATATCTTCTTTAACAGCATCATAAAAATGATCCGAATCTATAAATACTAAATCAAAATATTCTTTGCACTTAATTCTCCTTCCACTATTTCTGTAAATTCTTTGACTCTTTGTTCAGTGCTGTGATATTTTCTAACAAATTCCATCCCGTTTTTTGCAATTCCTTCTCTTTCATTTTCATTTTTAAGAAAATATTTTATTTTGTCTTCCAAATCACTAAAATCATTTTTATAAAGAACTAAATGCTCCCCATCTTTGTAACCAAGTCTTTCAAGGTCATCCGGTCTAGTTGTTAATAGAAAGGTTCCACAAGCCATTACTTCAGTATACTTACCGCTTAATTCATTATCCTCAGCGTTATATGTCACAAAAATTTTCGATTCATTAATTTTTCTAACATATTCTTCAAACCAAACTTTTTCAAAAAAACTGTTTACATCCATTTCATGAATTATTTTTTTTAACTTTTTACGATTCGCAGCCTTATAACTTATTTGAAACGACGCCATAACATCAATGTTTTTCTCAATATAAAGTTTATGATGTTTATTAATATCAACAGACCACGGCAAAATATAATACTTACTACCTATACCACGACTTTCCAAACTTCTCATTTGTGCTTTATATCTAGGAATTATAATATCATAACCAACTTTATTTAAATGACTGTCATAAATTTCAAAAGATTTTTCATTATAATCACCGCCAAAAATATGCACCTTTAAAACATTTTCCACATCCTCAAGCCCAGGCGATAAAGACTTATCTCTAAATTCATAATGCGTTAACACAACATCTGTGTCTGGATACATAGTTAGAACATCCGGTACTGTTAATCTAGAATTATATCCCTCGTATCCAACACCAAAAAATATAACATCTTGTTGTCTAGCTAATTCTCTTCGAAACAATTCATGTTGCCAATTTCCTTTTTTTTTCCGCCCCATACGATTCCATGCTACAAGCAATATTTTCATAATTTTTCAATCTCTTTATAATTCTTTAATCCATACACTATCACGTGCTTTTATTATTCCATCAAAACATTCTGTTATTGCTTTTACAACACCAGGATGATGTTTATTACGATCATGTCCCATTATTAATCCGCCTTCTTTAATCAACGGCGACCAAGTTTTAATATTAGCCATTACAGATTCGTATTTATGATCAGCGTCTATAAATACTATATCAAAATATTTTTCAGGAAATAATCTAGCTGCTTCAAGAGAAGACATTCTTACAACACAAAGCTGAGGATACCAACGCATAAATTTACATGCGTAAGCATATAACTCATCCCATTTCTCCATTGGTACATCTACATATGATGAATGATTACTAGGTTGCCAAAAATCTATTGCCCAATATTGCGATATAATATCACCACAATCTTCTAAAACTCGTTTCATATTCGTAGAATCCCAAATACCTATTTCAGCTATTTTTAAATCTTTTCTATTAAAACTTTTCAAGAGGGCTGGTATTATATCCCAACGCCACCTAGTATTTTCTATAATCTTTAATATTTCTTCTTTAGTTCGCATCATCTTCTTCAACATCCTCCATACTGTCCTAACTCAACAGCTATTTCATTAAATTCATTTAACGATGGAAAATCATTGTCTTTGACTTTTAATATAGTCACATATGTAAAATTCTTTCTCCCTGGTATATTACTAGGCCAATATTTCTGTGTCATTTCCCTCACATCGACTATTTTGTATTTACAAAGTCTAGAAAGTTTTGTATAGAAAGCATGAGTATAATGAAATAGTCCATGATGTTTAGCAGGATTCCCGCCACTATATCTATCTGAAGGATTAGATCGTATTATAATACCACCAACTTTACATAAATTATGTATATTCTTGTTTAATTCATATTGATTTTCTACATGTTCAGCTGTACCAAAATCGATTATAAAATCAAATTTACCTATCTTAGATGTAATAGGTTTAGCTAAATCGTATCGTAATATAGTCTTTTTAGTGCGCTTTTCTGATTTTACAATGTCTTCATTTCCTATGCCTAAATCTATAACACTGACTTCAAAACCTTTACTCTCAAAATACTGACTAGCCAAACGATGAGGCATATAATTATGTAGATCTAACCTAATCCATAAATCACCAAACTCGCACAATCTTAAACCATCAAAACTTCCAATGTATTCTTTATGTTTTAACCAATCAGTAATTTCTTCAAAATATTTTATATCTTTGAAATGTAGTCCCACTAAATTTCCTCGGTAGATAATATTGTTAATTTCTTAATAATATGGTTTTTAGCATGCCCTATCAATGCTACTCTAAGCTCTTTTTCTTCCTCTATAAGTTCCTTGCATCCTAAATCTATGAATTTCTTAGCCCAATATTCTCTAGTTTTTCCAGCATTAAGGTGCATATAACTAAAACTATACGCTGCGGTAAGTACTATTAGCCTAGAAGAAGCATTAATCATATTTGCAACAAAGATGTCTTCTTCTTCTGGCAACAGATGCTCTGCAGCTTCTATAGAAAGAGCGCAATCCCATTTTCCATAATCAAGTTTTCTACCAATATGTCCTTTCTTAACAAATCCACGTACACGCTTCGGAATACACTCTCTTGCAATATCGGCTCCTATATCTATGCCTAACACTTTTTTAGTTTTCGCTTCAAGAGCACCTTCAATATACGACCCTAACCCGCAACCAAAATCAATTATAGATTCCAGATTAAGCATATCAGATAAAATTTTACCTGATCTCATTTCCCAATCCCTCATTTTTATTCTTTTACAACAGTAATGTTTACTATAAATATTTAACGGGTTTTCTTTATATAATTCCTGCACAGCAGGAATATCTTTTTTCCATCTTTCTTCAGTCCATCCCATCTATTAAAGCCTCCCTATTTTTTTTACCCATACACTTGCGTCTAATAGTTCTATATTATCCGAGCCGAAAATTTCATCTACCGCTTGCTTAACACCAATTTTCTTACCGCCATAATCATGTCCTGTCAGTAATCCTTCATACCCAACTAGCGGAAGCCAAGCTGTAATATCATTCAAAACAGATTCGTATTTATGATCAGCATCTATAAAAACCAAATCGAAATATTTTTCAGGAAATAATCTAGCTGCTTCAAGAGAAGACATTCGTAAAATATGTAATTGTGGAAACCAGCGCATCAGTCTACATGCTTTAAGATAACACGCATCCCAGAATTCGTGTGTACGAGATCTATAATTCCAATGGCTAGTAAATTCCCAAAAATCGATTGCCCAATATTGAGAAATAATATCTTTACATGTGCTTAAAACTCGTTTCGTAGTACTTGATTTCCAAATTCCTATCTCTGCGATTATCAAATCTTTTTTATTAAACTCTTTCAAAAGATCTATCAAAACTTCTGCTTGATTCTTATATTCTTTTTTTTCCATTTTACATCCTCACCACAAAAATGTTACAAAAGAAAGGTTTTTATTTCTTTCAGGGTCAAATATTTCACTACATCTCATTATAAGCTCTATTTGGATCCATCTTCATTACCATAGTTAGTCCACAATTCATAGCTGTACTTCCAATAAAATCCTCAGAGCCCGTTACTAAGATCATGATAACTCCGCATAGTCATTTTTTGATGTTGCTCCCTTAATCTCTTCCCAATCTCTGACTTCTCTAACTCGCTGATTAACTTTTTCAGCAGCTCGAGCCATATCTACTTCAAGATTGTGTTCTTCTGCCCATCTTATGAAAGCATTAATATCTTTAGGAAAACATTTACCGCCCCAACCACGATAGGAATCAAATCCAGGAACATCAGTATGGCTATTACCAATTCTAAAATCTGCTAACCACATATTTCTCAGTTCATCGTAAGGCACACCAATACTTTTTGTAATATCATACATTTCATTAAGAAACGAAATCTTAACAGAAAAGAAAATATTTGCCATGTATTTTACAACCTCAGCTCCTTCCCATGTTGTTCTGAATATCGGTGTATGCGAAAATCTAGTTCTGTATACTTCTTCAAGTTTTCCCAAAACATAATTATCATTTCCTCCAATAATGATTCTTGAAGTATTAATGAAATCAAGCTTTGCAGAACGTTCAGTTAGGAACTCAGGATTAAAAATAAGTATATGATTTTTATATTTTTCAGCATAAGAACGGGTAGTTCCTGGTACTACAGTACTTTTAATTACTATATTTTTCTGACTGAAAGCTACTCTATTAATTTCTTCAATGGTACTATCTATACTGGATAAATCTTGACTTCCATCTAAATTCATTGGAGTGGGAAGACAAAGAAATAAAAAATCTGACTCATTCACAGTTACATAAAATGGATCATAAAAATCTGAATATTTATCAAAAATTTTAATATCAGCATGCAGAGCAAAGCCATGACTGATTGCTGAACCAACAAAACCAAAACCGATTATTCCAATTCTGGGTTTTTTCATATTTTCTCCTCTATCCTTGTAATTCTACAATTTCTTTACCACTTCTTTTTGCTTCATCTTCACTCAACAATTTACCAGTGCCAGAATCAATGTCTTCTATCGCTCCACAATCAGCACATTTCATGAGTTTTCCTTTCATACGATTATCAAAAGCTTTTATCTCTTGATCCATCTCATTACCATCAGCCATTCCACCAGCTAACGGACTACCACATTTCATACAAAAAACATCCCAAGGCATTATGCTGCCTCCTTAATGATTTTAAATGTATGATTCATATCTTTTCATTAAATCAGGATCAGCCTTTCCGCTAAATTCTCCTAGTAATCTGTAAGAATCTTCCTCAAAATGTTGAGTAGAAATTTCTAGGATTTTAGCATGTGTTAGTCCTGTGAAACGATGTAAAAGAAATGGACGTATTCTAACTACATCGCCTTCTTGAATTACTTTAATAAGATTATCTAAGTATATATTACTACTTAATTCCATAATAATCTTACCTTCCAAAATATAGAATGTTTCATCTTTAATTTTGTGATAATGTAGACTACATCTCCGACCTTTATTTAGATAGAGAATTTTACCACAATACAAAGAAGTGTTAACAATCCATTTTTCATAACCCCAAACTTTCTTGTGGATTTCACTCATATGAATGAAAATCAATAAATTCTAATGTAATTTTTTTAGGCATTTAAACACAACCTCTCAATTTCCTCTACCCACCTTGTTGGATCATAGTTTTTCCGCATATGTTCCTTTGCAGCAGCACCCATGCTATAACATAGATCAGTCTTACGTTCAAGAGTCTTCAGATGAAGAAGAATTTCGTCATAATGGCAGAAATAAAAACCCGTCTTGCCATGTTGCACCCGATCAGCAGGCCCATCACGATTTTCCACTATGGGACATAAACCCGTTGCCATTCCTTCTATCAGCCCCCTTGGAAGATTATCACGCCAAGCATTTGAAGTTCTGTAAAAATATACATGTCCACGTTCTAAAAAATGTTCTACGCTCATCGAATCCCATTTATGGAAAACCATTTGGGGATTATTCGGAAAAGCATTCACTAGTTCTTTATGAGCTTCCATAAACTCAAAACGCACATTGTTTTTTAGGTCTTTTAATAATCGTTTATAGAGTTTTTTATCGGTTTCTTTGTCGAACTTCTTTTGCCACAAATGTATTTTTTTACCCTGATTCACACTTTCCTCTGTTGTATATTTCCTATAATCTGGCATGCAATGTTTCAAAATAACAAATGGATCTCCTTTTTCTCGTTTTTGAACAGTTAATTCTAGATAGCGATTTATATCCACAGCTCCAAAGAGAACTATCAGTTCCGTCCCTACTTGTTCGCCGAGCTGGTCTTTTATATACTCATTTTTCTTTTCTTCATTCTGAAAAATCACCGCTCTCAACTTCCCACTCTTATGCAACCACCTACATTTTGGTAATCCAGCATTAATATAGTTAATCCCTACAATCAGCATCGAACTCTTTCCAACAATTTCCTCTCCTTGTTCCAAAAACCTTCCAATCTGATCATTAGCATAGAAAAGAAGCGGTACATTATTTACCATATTTTTTAGCATTCCGCCTTTAGCCACAATTTTATCTCCAATATTTTTACTTTCAATATATTGTCTAAAAGTATATTTACTTTTCTTGATACTTTTATAATTTTCATGCACAGGTCCCCAAGGATAAAAATTAACTTTCCAGCCAGCTTTTCTTAAAAGCTTAACAATCATACACGCACTTTGTTCTCCGCCTCCCTTACTACTAAGCGAGGCGAGCACATTAATTTCTTTCTCCACACTTCTCTCTACCACCTTACTTTTCACCAATTCAACTTTAGTCTTTTTCGATGTTACTGGATTCATATAGGTGTAGATATCACCATCATAATATTTCTCGATGGCTCGAATAACATCCTTGGCCGTTATAGAATCCATACAAGCAGGAATGGTTCGTCCTTCTACTGTTACCGGAAGTTTACAAAATCTTTTGTTCCTAGATGGATTCGTCTGGAGTGGCGTTACGCGAGATTCCCAACAACCCCCATTATCACAACAGCTCCAAGCCCCATTCGTATGCAAAACCTGATGGTTACAATAAGCCGTAAAAGAAGTTGGCTCCCGTCCACCATAAATGGCTACACATGGTTTTCGTTCTAATCTCCATCTTGGTGGAACTGCCGCAGCTAAATGCATAAGAAAAGTTACACCTGATACACACCCCTCTGCATGATAAACAAGAGGAAACATTCCTCTAACATCATTATTAAACTTATCAGTTAAATCTATTACGTTTTTGAGTTTTTCTATTATGTGATCACTTCGTCCAATTACCACAAATTTTATCATTCCCTCGAAATAATCTATAACTTCCTGAAATCTTCGGTAATCCCAAATTTTACAAGTACAGTCTGACTTACCACCGGGAGCTACAATCCAGTATTTTATGTTCTCCCCATAAATATCAGTTATCATATTATAAGATTTTTCTTTTTCGGTGAGGTGAATATCTCCGCGCTGACGAGCAAATACACTACAGAATTTATCATTCTTACCAAAGACATCCTGAAGTTTCCGAGGTAGCCAATCAAGGCCTCCGGATGGTTTACGCTTGCTGTATTTAGCCAACCAATTTTTTACTTTTTCTGATTCCTCAGAATTCTTATCAGAGACCCCTAAATCATAATCTCCTACTTCTCCTCCGGAAAATGTAGCGGTAAATTCTCCGATGGACATAGGTAATGATTCATGAGCATCTACATCTGCAATCATGTTGAGAAGAAAACCCATTGTAAAATGGGTATAGGAGTTATTTGAATTATTGATAATGGGATAGCCAACCTTGTAGAATTCTACTCCTGGATCGTCTTTTTTTAAAGATGTGTCAATATATGGATTATTTTCCCAGACAGCAGGGAAATTATTTTCTATGTTGATTTGGATATCAGGAAATAATAATTTAAAGTCGCGGACCCCCGCAGAAAACATGAGAGCATCGCCTATGGCACGGCCATGACCGAAGACAATTTTTCGTGGTGGGATAGATTTTATTTTGATATTTTTTAGAAGACCTAGTGGATCTACAGGAATTGGAATGTTAGGGGTTGGAACATCAGGGGTTGGAACATCAGGGGTTAGAATGTCAGGAAGTTCTTTTTTCCCGATGGATTTAACCTTGATAAATTTTATTTCGGTAGGTTTATTTCCGACTTGTACTTTTTCCAAGGACTCAGGATGCTTCGTTCCCGCTGTCCTCTTCATTTTCAATTTCAATATTTGATTCCTTTGCTATACTATTTATTTTTGCATTTACAAAACATCCCACTAGAAAGCGATGGCCCAGATACACCTAGATCTGGGCATGAAATCTCTTTGATTCTATGACATTTTTCGCAGAGTATTATTTTGTATCCATATCTTTCATAATAAGATTTGTAATATAAAATACCTTCCTCTGAATTAGCTTCCATTAACTTGCCTCTTCTTCAATCTCAATATTTGATTCCTTTGCTATAACTTTAATAAACTCCGCCATTAATGATTGATTCTTAGTTGGTCCGTGTACATGAAAATGATTGTTTTTATCTAGAGTCACCACAAGGTGTTCCTGGAGCTGACTTTTTTTGTCAGGCTTGAGTTCTCTTTTATCTGAGCAAAAAGGACAGATCATAGTGTTAAATTTAGATGTTCAAGCTTTCTTCTGGTATTGTATAAATTTTCATTCCCTGATCTGAATATGAAACAAGAGAAATTCCTGATACGTAATCCTTGACATTTATTATTCTACATTGAGTTAGTCTGAACATAGCATGACATTTATTACATCGTATAAATATTTTTTCCTTGGTTTTATCCACCAATATTGTCATCCTATGTTCTCTATCATTACATATAGGACAAGCAATAGTTAATTCTGGTAATTTCTCTTCCATGATTTCTTCCTCAACTACTGGTGGATCAGGCCATTCTTTTGGTCTCTTCATCTTTTTCTCCTTTCAGGATTCTCTTTCATAATTCTTTTCCCTGATTTATTTTCAAATAGATTACAAAAATATTTTTTATATCCCATATTTTTTCTGTTAACCTAACAATAAAGCAAACAACTGGAAAAGTAATCGGAAAAAATAAGATACGAATGATTATTGTAATTATTTTACTTATAACCCTGACTTTTTTTTGATAGTATTTTTTCCACTCTCGAATAAGATATTTCATATCTTCTCCTCCTCTAAAAAACTACTTACTCACTACCTCCTCACCACTTTCTCCTGGCAAGTAATATTCTCTATCCTTTTCAATGATCTTAGTTCTCATTAGCTTAAATGTTCCACATTTATCACACTTTATAAAATAAGATTTTACAGAGTAGTCTTTCCCTTTTGCCTTATCCATAAATATCATCATCCTATGTTTTACATCATTACTCATAGAACATGGAATAAATAATTCTGGGAATTTTATTTCTGGTGGATCAGGCCAGGGATGCGGCCTTTCCATTTTTTCAGAGTTAAATGTGTGCTCTTCCATGATCTTCCTTAAATTACGCTGTACCCTTTATAAACTTGTGATAACGATTGATACACCCTAACAAAGTTGAAGCCTTATTCCAAGCTCTATGTGTATTTGTTACAAAAATTATTTCTCCTTTAGAATTTTTTGATTTCCATACTGCAGGAGTTTCTTCACCATGAGGACCATGATGCCAGACAGCTTTTCTGTACATCACAATTTTTCGTTCTTCTTCAGTTAGTGGAATTTTGTTTTCTCTCAGGATTTGGTAGGAGGATTTAGGGACTGAAAAATTAAAATGAGTAGATTTAACTGCTGGTAAATCCTTCTGCATATCAGAATAGTTAGAGCCTGTGCTGATATCCTCGCTAAATGGTTTGATTTGTTCTACCATGGCATAACCGATGGTGTTGATTTAGAAGTTGATCGAGCTTCAGCATAAATACATCCAAAATCTGGATCAATAAAAAATCCTTCGCAGTAGACAAGATGAATTAATCCAGATTCACCACGTATTTTGGGATTTATACAGTCCCATTTAGTATCAGGGTTTTTACCATCAGGGTCTGATAAATCATTTGACTTATAGAATCTACAATCCTTACATTTCACTTACTTACTACCTCCTCACCGCTCTTTCCTGGCAAATAGTGTATCTTACCTTTTTTATCTATAATCTTTGCTTGAAATACATGATCTTTTATGGCCTGCCGTTCTATCTCATCTATAGTCTGAGGTTTCTTGTTTGTTATCCCGAGCATCCTTGGCGCCCATGCACTTAAATCAAAAGTTTTACTTCTGGCGTCATACGTGACATTGATTGTCTCAGCCTCAATAAGAATTCCAGATCCTTCGGCTGGATTTTCTTTTGTACTAAACGATTTCCCTACATGTACAGCTTTTTTTCCATTAATTTCTCGAGTATCCTTTTCTTCAATAACTCTATTGCCAGCCAGGATACCATATTCAAGGTTATACACCTCTTTTGTTTTAGTTTCAAGTGAATTCAACACAGTTGCGGTAAAAATAGTACTTACATGATATTTTATCCAAAGATTCTTTCTCCTATTTTTCAGGTCATAGGAAGAGGAGGCCTGTTTTGCTACATTTCCTTCAGAACCGTCTAACTTCCTCAATCTTTCCGTCTCTTTTTTCAATTCCTCTCGATTTTCATTTTTTGTATGTGGAATCAAATTCCAATTATGTTTCGGATCTGGAAGTTCAGTTTTTTGCGGAAAGTTTAATTTTTGCAGCAGCTCCCGGCGTTCTTCAAACGGGTTTTTATGAATATCTTTATCGTAAAAAATCATGTCATAGACATTAAGAATAATACCATCTTCATTAGGATTTATTTTATGGATATTACCAGCTGCAACTTCGCGAGGATAGTGCTGACCATCTTCCCACCATTCTGCTTCAGCTAAGAGAATCATATCATGCCCAGGAGATAACTTTTTGGCTTCTTCAATAGTCTGAGGGAAAGAACTAGTTTCGTCAACACCATCCTCTGTATAAACTATTACTTTACCATCTTTCGAGATGTGCCATTCTGTGTTTATACCATCGGCCTTCCTGGAAGAATTATGCGCTATAACTCCAGGAATATAACTTTCATCTTCAGTTTGGATGTTAAAAAGTTCTTCCTTATTTCTTGAAAGAAATTCGATGTCTAATATCGGAATCCAAAAATACTCTTCATCATCCCACCATTTCTGATAAGATCTTAATGGAGGATCTTTGATTTCTGGCCATTTAATTCGTTCAATTTGTTTTCCAGTTACTACAACTTCCCATCCACCCAGAGAGCTACTTTTATAGCCATTCAGTTCAAAACTTTTAGGTGAAGTTCGATATTTTACAGCTAGAAGGTTTAATTGATTTAGTAGTACCAAAAGTTGATTAGCAATAGTTTCTGAATGAGTTGAAAAACGAAAACCCGAGGCATGTAATGCACCATCACCTCGCCAATATCCATATAGAAATGCTAAAAGTTGTTCTTTAGAGAGATGAAATACGAAATCTGGAATTTTTTTATTTCGAGCACCAGTATTAAACAATTTGGCAAACGCCCTTGAGAGAACTGTTGAATTAAGCTGTATTCTACAAGCATGATCTAAATAATAAATCTTTGGAGAACGAAAATATTTCTCACATAAATAACTTGTTTCTTCAATTAAATCAGTTTCATGTAGACCAAATGAAAACCCAATACCTTTTCCTCCCCCTGCATCTCCTTCAGCTAAATATAAACCAAACAGCCTATAGAGATCAGATTCTCCGTGAATTCTAAAATTAAAAAAATCAATAACTTCATTTTTTTGAATATAACCCTTGCCTCGAGTTAAACTTTTCAATCCAGATATTTTTGCGAAATTAAAAGAGAATTTTTTTATTTGATTCCTGATTTTTGGTATAGCAAGAAAATCACCAGTTTCAAGAGAATTAGCTTCTATCCACTTAGCTTTATAATTTTTATATCGATGCTGACATCCGTACTTCTGCTCACCACAATTTTTTCTACAGACAAGATGTTTACGATTAGACCATGAACATTTTTGAGATTTGATTGCCAAAAATTTGTGATCAGCAGAGCAGATAAGTGGATCTTGTTGATTTAATAATTTAATTTTTCGTAGAGAGCGATCATCTATAGTTGAAAATATCCCTAACACTTCTTGCAATTTTCCAGACTTGGAATAAACTTTATCACCAATTTGTATCTCTTGAATTTTTTTGAATTTTTTGCCCCAGACTATTGTATCTCTATGAAAACAATATACAGGAAATTGGTCATCAGTCCAGAGTGAAAGAAAGGATTCAAGCGATTGAGCTTGACCTGGCAAAAATCCGCGTTTTGGCTTCATGGCTAAAATAAACTCATTAAAAGTAACTTTATCATTTTTTGCTGCTTTGTTTGCTTCAGCTTGTTGCTTATTAGTATTCTTTGTTCTTAGTTTTATCTCAGCTTTCACATCCAACTCTCCGACATCTAACTCTTCCATCTTCACAATCTCTGCATCAGGAATTCTTTCCATGATTAGACGATAAAGTGGAAGATAGCTTGTAAACGGGCTCATCCCTCCTTTTTCTTCTGTAAGTAATTGTAATCTATTTTGTAAATTTTTGGGAAACATTCGATGAATTCTAAATTCAATAATTCGTTTAAGTTCCTCTTCAGATGGAATAGTCAAGAGAATATCCGCATCATTCTTTGTTCCTTCCGGATGAGTAATTATTCCTCCGACTATCCATGATACTGGATCACATACCTCAAAATCTTTGAAGTAAGGTTCAATATCTTTAAGTTGTATTACCGTTCCTAATTTTTCTCCACTGGGACCAACCGGGGCGTACTCTGCATCTTTCTCCGGTAAAGGCAAAATTTCTTTAACTTTATCGTGGTTAATTTTTTCAATTTGGTAAATAGCTTTTTCTTTATGATTATCACACACTGGAATAAAAGCTCGTCCTTCTGCCCAAACAATTGCTAGTGTAGCAGACTTGCTGCAGTATTTGCATTTATGCGGTCTTTGCAAAGAACTCTCTCGAAATGTATGCTCAGTTGGAATAATTGGTAATGTCTTAATTTTCGCTATCTCACTCAGCATTTTTGCTTCAAGATCGAGATCAGTTTCTTTAAATGGCAAAGACTTTTTTCGTTTTTTGAGCTCTGCTTTAATTAACAGAAATTTATTTATAATTTTTTCATCCTGGGAATTAAGATGATCAGCTTTCCATTTAGTATAATCTTCACGGAGTTTCTCAACCTCTGCTCTTAGTTGGGTGACTGACTTTTTAGTGTCTGATAATTCATCAAGATTCATTATTTTTTTAACTCCTCCACTAATTGTTTTAATGCCTCACCAAAGACCTCCTCGATATTTTCAGGCTTAATCCTTACTTCTATATAGGTCTTGACTTTTTTTGCCAGTCTGAATGCTTTTTTATCATCAAATTTATCTTTTAGTATTTTTTTGATGGGGCCTACATTTATGGGCTCTGGAGATTGTTTTCTCTCATAATTTTTCAACACAGAACTCTTTACACGTTCAAAAGTTTTCTTAAGCTCTGCAGTAACTTCGGTTTCTTCTGGAACTATTTCCTTTTTTGGTTTTTCCGGAACTATCTTTTTTTCCGGAACTATCTTTTCTTCCGGAATTATTGGTGCACCTATTAGCTCTTCAGGAACTTCTTCAGGAACTTCTTCAGGAACTTCTTCAGGAATTGGTTCCGTTGGCTTTTCAGGAATCTTAGCTATCGGTACTTTCTTTCTAGCAATCTCTGTATCTTTTCCAGTAAATGTTTTCATTATAAACTGAGGATAGATATCGGTAACAAAATTGAAGTCAACGAGTCTCCTTACCAGTTGTTGCTGTATTACATCCGAAATTTCAACTACATCTGCCTCTACCCTCTCACGTCTGACTTCAGAGTGCGCCCTAGATAATGCATAAGAACCGCGCCTGCCTTCTTCCACGGTCTGAGTTGCACCAAGTATAGCTTTTGATATTTCAGCATTGCATGCATCGGCAAGATCTCGATAAGAAACAGTTCCTGCATGAGAAGCTTCCAGAAAAGAAATATTCATTCCATCTGGAATTATTATTCCAGTCTCTTCCTGAATTGTTTCTACTATATCAAGGAGTTTTGTTTGCTCCGAGGGCTTTGTACTCTTTGGATATTTTCCAACTGCAGTTGGTGTACCATATTTATTAAGGAAAACAATCCAGGATTTCCATCCTTCTTTCTTAAACCAGTAAAAGTAATAACATGGTTTAAAAGCAGCTTTTCCATATAAATTATCTTCAGCATCATAAGCAAAATGAATAATTTTTTCCCAGGGAACAGGTTTACCCCGCATTACCGAATCTCCAAAAAGAACTACGCTCTCATCAGATTTATGCCAACGTTTATCTTTGAAAAACCAATATTTTTGTTTGTGAAAAAGTAGCTCATCAAGCATATACTTGCCTTTCCATCTTCCTTTTTCAACTAACTTCCATACAATTTCCAGGATAGAAAATCCCTTACCAATTGCATCGAGAAGTTGTTTAATGTCCTCTGCAAAAGTACCTTTACAATCATCAATCGCGGTAAAAACAAAATCAGCAATTTCTCTTGCCCGATCACTATCATCACCAGGATAAATTTCCCATGGTGTCATTGCTATAGCAAGTTTACGAGTTTGATATACAGAATAAACATGGGTATCCTTAGCCTCCATCTCATCATAAATTTTAACCCCTTGTTTTTTCAGGATTTCATCTGGATTTGCATCAGCAGCTCCCAGAATTCCAGCCATGCTTTTTATGCTGGTAGTATCAATTGTATCTGTGGGAGGTTTCTTGATATCTGCTGTTTTATCAGATTTTGTTTTGTCAGATTCTTTGAATCGTGATAATAATCCTTTTGATAATAGCCCCTTTGGTAAAAAATTCACAAACGTTGAGCGGAGTGTCATGATAGTACCTCCATTAATATTCTTCTAATCCAGCAAAAATTTCACGTTTTTTTCCAGTTGTTTGATATTCAATACTACTTTCAGCTGTTGACTGTAAAGCATCATTAGCGAGAGCGGTTGAAAATAAAAAGTCATCTTCAGCGCCTTCTTCTCCTGGTTTATGAACTGTCAGCAATTTTCCTTTTACTTCCTGTTCTGCATCAAGAAATTGTCTAATAAAATTTCTGGCTTCCGGACTCTCGTCATCAAAGTACTGAAATCTGGAAGGCACTGCTGTTATCTCTGTATGAAGATTTGTAAAAATCTTATCTTTGTAAGGTGCAGACATAAATTTATGGTGAACCACATCATCTCCAAATTCTGCTGCTAATCTTGTTGTTAAAGGATCTCCAGAACCAGTTGACTCAGAGAAAATTGTTTGAATATTAGGATATTCATTTAAAAATGGAATTATATATTGAAACTGATAATCCCAATCGCCTTTAATCTCAAATAAATCTACAACAGCCGCAAGTTCTTGTTTACCTTCAAGTACAGTTATCGTAGTTGCAGAAGTAACTTTACCCCAATCGACTCCAGCTACAAGTCGTCCACCATCAGAATTTCGCTTACCTGATCCTAGTTTTAGAAACTGAGCAAAGTCAATGAAATGTCCTTCTGCAATTAACCATTCAAGCAAATAATTCATCCTGAAGAATGGATTCTTTACTCCACCAGGCAGGCGATCAATCTCTGCGTCTATATACGAAGCATAATCTTTCGAGTAGGGGATGACCCCAGTATAAGGAATTTCTTGATGGAGATGAGGGAATTTACGTTTATTGTAATCAATAGCAGTAAGGAAGGGACATTTCTTCCGTCCGGGTGTTCCGGTAAGGCTCAGAAGCCCATCAACGTGTGCAATCATTGGACTTAGTATCTTGTAGAGAGAGAAAGGACTCAGCAGACTTGCTTCGTCCACCAAAAGTATTTCAGCGCCTGGTCCTTCGTTAGCTGCTGTTTCAGAACCGCTAAAAGCAGTAGATGTCGAACCATTTGACAGTTCAAATTGAACTGAGTTTGAGGCGATTACCTGTAAATCTAACGAGTTAAGAATATCGGTAAATTTTTTTTGTCTAGCTTGTCTTCGCAGTCGAATAAATGGAATTTTAGCTATACTTTCTTTCGGACCAGCAAAGGCTATATTTATCCCGTCTCTAAAAAGTTTTAGGCGTGGAAATTCTTTTGCCAGATAGGTCTTAGCAAGCTCAGGCAAAAGTGTCATTAGCGAAAGCATTGTGGCTTTAAGCATCTCGCTCTTCCCACTTTTTCTCGACCAAAGCGTTGACCATTGTCCGGGCTCATGTAACACAACAGCTTTAACTATCTGGCCAGCCCGTTTTCGTTGATATGGTCTGTACTTAAAACCATTAATTTTTTCGCCAAAATTTAAAATTTTGTTTACAAGGTTATTGATTCTCATTGTTAGCTATAATTTTTTCAGATTCGTTTTTTTTCAGACTCATCTTCTTCGAGTTCATCTTTGTCTTCTCCATCTCCCATAATTTTGAGCAGCTCACTCTCCGGATCAGTTTTTTCTTTTTCTAGACTTTCAAGATGGGTTGTAGCACGTTCAAAAACATTCATTGCATCTTTCATAGATGTAAAACCTTTTCCTTTTAAGTATTCAAGAGCATTTTTAGCTATGTCCTTCCAGACCATTTCTTGTTCTTTGAAATCTTTATAATCCGAAATTTTTTTCCAACCAAACTTCTTTACCCATTCATAAATCGTATTTATACGCTGGATACTGAGCTGTTTCGCAATTTTCGGAGCAGTTATTCCGCGTTCAAACAAAACTTTTGCTTGTTGAATCAAAGATTCAGAATATTTTTTTGTCATGTTTTTAGTTTTTTTACTATAGTGACTTTTTTTTAAATAACTGAGTTGAAAGAAAAAGGCAAGAAATAAGTTATAGGGGGGTAGTTAAGAGAAGTAGTTAAGATAAAAATGGATAGTTTTGATTGAGGTAATAATTAAGATGGATGAACGAGACGGAGTGAGCAAAATGGGTGATTGAGGTAGATGAACGAAATAAATGAGCGAGGTAGATGAGCAAGGTAGATGAGTGTATATAGCAATTGAACTGGCAGACGTGACATCCAGTCTTGTCGAAAGGAGTCTAACCCAAGCCAAACATTTTTACAGCACAAACCTGAATCAGCCCGCATTGCTACCAACGAGATAAAAATGATTGTGCCTAACCTCTAGGGAGAGGGTGAAGTGGAAAATTATTATAAAGAATTTAATTTATTAGTATATTTTTGAGCATTGTTTTATTATATTTCAATAAGCTCAAGTTCAACAATCTTTTTATCATGATTCCATTTTAATTCATCCAAATACTTTTGTGCTAGTCCTTTATCCTTAAAGGCCGGATGAAAAGTCTCCATTCCAATTCCTTCCACTACGGAGTGAAGATATTGACATATGCTAAGTTCACTACGATAATCTCCATGTCCAGAATTTTCATTTTTGAGCGTCGCTATTGCATAAATTTTCATATCGTTGTATCCTTTTTTCTTAATGGAGAGCACCTAGTTTTTTTAATGATAGGCTCTTCACCATCTCATCTGGTCCCTGACACCTAAACCTTGTAATGTCGTGTCAGAACGTATTCAAGGTTTGAATCGACCAAGCAAAAATTAAGCGCTCTCCAGAATATTTTAAGTCCGGGTGGCTGGATTTGAACCAGCGACTTTCTGCTCCCAAAGCAGGCGCTCAACCAGACTGAGCTACACCCAGATATTATCGTTTTCTTTTCTGAGTTTTGAAATTTGTATGGTCTAATGGTGTTCTATCAACCAAATCGTCTAGTAGATCTATTATCGTTTGTAACTGACGCCCAATGATAATAGTTAGTACACCTATATAAACTGCACACAGAATAATTATGAAAAAAATCTGATTACTCATTTCTTCTTCCTCTTCTTCAACCGCTTCTTTTCCAACTTAGTTTTTCCGACCCAGGCTTTCAAGGTACTCTTCTTTTCCAAAGATCTAAATGCAGTCTTATCAATCCCATACTTCTTAAATAACTTTTCTCTAAAATCATCAGCATTGTAATCTAAAGTAAAACAAACTCCACGAAATGTGTTAATATCAATTTCATCGCTTAAGAACCATCGCAGAGCACTCTTCCGAATTCTGCTGCTTGGTGAAGACAAATCCTTTATTGCTCTTTTTAGTACTGCTGTCCAAGTCCATTTATAAAATTCATGATACAAGTAGTATTGACCCAAGAAAAGTTATAGCTAGCATTCATATAACTTTTTTTCACTCAAGTCAAATTCTGACAGTTATTTAAATGGTCGGCATTATATCATTTAATTTTTTTGAGTATTCAAGCTCTGTAATTTTAAAGTGCATTCGGAATTTTTTTCGCCCATATGTAACTACCACTCGAGCATATGGTGGTTTTAAAAACTCCACATATCCTGATCGAGAAAGATTTGATGCTGTACCAAGTATTGCTGGAAATGTAACCCAATCACCTTCTTTTATATTTACGTTATTTATTTATTTCTCCTTCAAACTTTCCTTGAGTTTCTCCCCGTAATCTACTTTTTGTTTAGCTCGATCTTTTATCTCTTGCGGAATTTCCCATTCTAAGTTGTTTTTTTCTGGAATTACTTCTAGTATTTTTCTTAAAGTCTTTTTCTCAATTCCGAGAAACTTGCAGAAGTCTATAAAACTTATGCTTTCTCCTTTGATGGTGGAAATAATATCATACCAGCCGGAAAAAGAAAGTTCCTCTTTAGATTTATTATAAGATACTCTTATCCCAGAACTAGAATCTATAAAAAAGCTTAGCCGTTGCTTAGTCTCGATTATCATCGTATTTTTTTGCGCGAAGCGTTTTTCGTATTTTTCTTTTAATAACCCTAAATTCGTCTGCATCAATCCAAAGATTCAAAGTTTTTCCAATAAAAGCTCTAACATCTTTTCTTTTTGATTTACAAAGAATCTCAATATATTCAGTTGTCAGAGCTTCAATCCAATTACTTTTGGTTAGACCAAGTACTTTGACTTTCATTATTCTTCGACTTGTTTTTTTGTTATTCCTCGATCTTACTTTTTTTTTGTTATTCCTCAGCTCCACCTTTCATAACATCCTCAATATAAAAGATCGAGAGGGTAATGTTTTCTTCACATTCACTTTGTGTAGTAAACTTTACTTTAATATCAGGATGATCTGAAAACCATTCATTAACCATCTCTTCAAAAGTCTTTGTTCTATCTACATCAGCTGTAAAAAATATTTTGACATTCATTTTTCCTCCTTTTGCGGAAGCATATAATCTTTAATTTTTTGTGAAAGAAGAGGAGTAAGTTCATATCCATTCTTTTCAAGCCAGTGAAATCTTTCTATTACAACTTCGTTGATCTTTAATTGTGAACGCCAGATCGGGATATCAGGACTCTTTTTCAGTAGAGCATTATTGATATCAACTTGCAAATTCCAGCTGGACTTATTTTGATAGCTGAAATAGAAAAGGATTCCGATTAGGATAAAGACAATAACAAAAAGGATTCTTTGTTCTGAAATTATATTATATTTTCTCTCCATAATTCTTCTTCCTTTATAATATGCTTCCCCGCATGACACTTCTCACACAAAACCTCACTGTTACTAACATCCCATAATTCTCTACACTTCCTGGCATCTTTCAAAGTTAATATTTTTTTTTCATCAATTATTTTACTCAATGATTTTTTATGATGAACCTGAATTAACTTTCTTCTCCCGCAGCTCTGACATTTACCTCGATCTCTTTCCAGTATTTTTACCGCCCATTCTACATACTCCCTGGAGAGGCGAATTTTGCCTGCTATACTCCTGGTTTTATTCAGAGTGTGTGAATCAAGAATTCGGATTCCGTGTTTATTGAAAACGAGCATGTTTAATAAAATATTATTCTCAATAGATCTTTAGCTGTCATATTTCGTTCTTTAGGATCAGTAATTTTGTATCTATTATTCAAAAACATTGTCATGTCATTAATGTAGATACGCTCAAGATCTTTATCAGTTTCAAGGGCATCGTGTATTACTTTTCGGGCATTCGTGATATCCTGTTTTTCTACAGAGTTTTTCAGATTAGAAAATCTCATTTTAGAAACTGTCTGATTTATGATTTTCTGTGCTGTTTCTACTGCTTTTAATACCGATTCCTTTCCGTGCTTGAACCCATGCTCAAAAGCTGTTTTGTAATGAAATTCAATAACGGCTAGTTTCTTTTCTTCTGTGCTAAAAGGTTCAGCTGGTTCTTCACCTGCTATCAATACTCCTTTTACATAATTCCAGTGTTCATCACATAATTTTTTAACTTCTGCTTTTAAAGTTTCTGGGTCTTTAGTTTTCTCTTCCATACTAATTCTCCCCTTCTTTATCCTACTACAAATCTATTTCGTCTTAGCATATCTTCATTTTGTTCATCCGTAAACTTATCCCATCCTACCTTATTACGTATTTCCTCAGCTTCAATAGGGTCTGCTGATTCAACATAATTCGCTAAGGCTTCACGGTAATCTTCTTCTGTTTCTTCTGAATCAAGCTTTCTGAATTTGTGAACTCTTGCAGCCATTTTTAGGCTCTTCATATCTGAAAAATTCATAGGCATAATTTAATTTTCCTTTTTAAATATTGTCTCAACAAAATTTAATTGTGATAACAACTCTTTGCGAAGCTCATGCATTTTATCGTATTCTGCTGTAGGGTAATCACTAAGTCCTACTTGACCATAAACAAGTGAGTTATACTTCACGTAGGCCTCAACAAATTCAATCAGAACTTCTCCTAATGTCATGTCTTTAGGTTTCATCTCAAAATCCTTTCTTTAACAAAATCATTCGCCATCCAAACAATAATGGTATGTGTTTCTTATAACCATAACGCTCAGAAAAAAATAATGGTGTTTGTCCAAAGGCTAGTTCATAATTTTTTTTAATTCGGATCCAGATCAATTTCTGGCTTATGAACCCATAGAGTAGTTTCCAGTTAAAATCTTTCATAGAGTTTTCTAGTATCCTTTTGATATTCTCTGATCACCTCTCCATTCATTTTCGGGTAGCATTTCGCCTATCGAACCTCGTCGATTATATAACTGAGTAGGTGTTGGCAATCCATGTAGGTAGTTTTCTCTGGTACAAAATTCATAAGCCTTCTCGTATCCCTTATCCCAGACCTCAGTGCATTTTTTATGCCAGGTGGAATTGAATCCTGTTCTCTGCCAAGGCCAAATTGTTTTTTTACATGCAAAACATTTATTCATAGCTATTTTTCTCCTCTATCTTATCAAATATTTCCTCTACATCCCCCATACCTGTCCTTTTATTCCATAACTATTAAGCAATCCTACACTTTCCTTGGCTCTAGTAATTCCTACATAAGCTACCCTGACTTCATCGTAAAATTGTTCTACATTGTTAATACAGCTTCGTAGACATTCCGGTGAGGTTCCCATATCCAACCAGACGTGATCCGCTTCTCCTCCCTTAACCGAGTGAAAAGTACCTAAAATTACCTTTGGCTCTTCCATCACATCTTCACAGTTCTTTAGCATTTCTCCACTCTGACCAACTAACTTAAAAACTTCCTCCAGGGTTTTTTCAAAAGTTAAAAATTCTTTCGTAAATATTCCAGATGATATTACTCCGAACATATCTATCTCTTTATCGAGCTTCATATCTTCAACCTGAGTCTTCATTCCTCTTATAATATTTCCATCTGCAATCACGTTCCGAGTCATATGTATAAAATCATTGGAGTTTATTACCTCTCCTCTTCCTAATTTTACATAGTTCCTGGCTGCTCTCCATACCTTAGTATTTAAAGGATTATAGACCATATCTCTAGGTCTATAGGGATTGTGCCACATAACTCTATTTCTCAACAGATAATGTCGCCAGCGGTTAAGATGATAATTACATCTCCCCAAAATCATATGAGTTCCATCTAAACTCAAATCTGGTTCTGTGCATCTTATTACTGAGCCCTCTATCCTAGTTGGTTCATATGTTACATCTTCCCTATTTTTTATTTGACTGATTACCTCCATGGCATACTCATGAACTTTTTTAGGCACCCTGTAGGATTTACCTAGAATCTTCATCCATGTATGATTTAAGTTTACAAAGGCTTCGGGTACTGCCCCCGCGAATCTCAGAATTGCCTGATCAGAATCACCTACATAGACCGTTGAAACTGTATCTTTTCCCCACATTTCTAATAAATTTACAGATAATCTGGACATATCCTGTGCTTCATCTACCATAAGGATATCTATATCTGGCCCAAGCTTTGATTCTAAAGTTTTTTCGAGCATTCCAGTAAAGTCTGTATAATCATTTTCTCTCATCCAGTTCTGCCAATCCGTGTACATACTTTTAAGACGTAGATCCGACCATTCTTTGAAAGGTACCATCTGATGTCTCAGCATTTGAATTTCAGCAAACCGGCGTTTATTCTGTTCTGGGGTATGTTTGTCGGTATCTTCCTTAAATTCATCCCTCTCAGTTATTTCTACATTGAGAGGCATTCTCCATTCAGGGTAAGCTTCATTGAATTCCTTGATCTTTTTGTCTGCTACCTTTTCTTTTTTTAGCTCAAGAAGATTAAAACATGTGGAGTGTATGGTACGAATATTTTTAGCAGCTTCTCTGGGCAGGCCCGTCTGTTTTTTTACCCGGTCTCTCATTTCTTCGATTGCTGCATTGGTTAGAGATACGGCACCTATTCGTTCAGGATCATATCTTTTAGCGGCCTGCTCGATGAGTTTAAGAAGGTAGGTGGTCTTGCCTGTTCCGGGGGCACCTACGACTTTAGCTCTTTTGTGGGTTTTGTGATGGGTCATAAGAATTAACTTTCAGTGTTTTCTAGTTCTTTAGGTTACTCTTTTCTTTTTTTTTACTGCTTCCTACTTCCTTAATATATTTTTCAAGCACTTGTGCAATAGCATCAGGGATAGACTTTACTAAGCCTTTTCCTACATAAAGAGGCTTATCATCCATAATATCTTTTAATTGTTTAATAATATCTTCAAGAGGGATACTATTCCTGAGAGCTAACGAGCAAAGTCTGCCTATTGTTTCAGATTTTGCCATTAAACTCCCACCACTTTTTCCCATAAATGCAAATACTTCAAATGGTTTATCCTCTTTAAAAGTTACGTTTACATAAAGATTGCCATAGCCTGTCTTGATTTTAGTTGTTTTACTTGGCAATGTTTCTGGTCTATCTTCCATTACTTATCTCCTAACGCCGCTAATAACCTGCCCAAAATAGCAGTTTATTTTGGGTCAAAGTTCATTTGTTTGTTAGATGGATGATTAAGAAGTTTTTCAGTGCTTTTCACTATCTGCTGAAAAAAATTAAGCAAAAATTCTAAATCCCTTTTGGTAAACTGGCCTTCTTTCATTGCCACCATGATTTGTCTACAAGCATTTTCTATAATTTCTGCACTTATCATATTGTCCATCTAACGCCTGAGATAACCCGCCTGCGATTAGCAGATCGGAGTTCAGAGACTGGTTATGCATCTTTGCAACTTTCAATAAGAACCATTCTAAGCGCGTCCATTTCCTGAGTAGCATGGTAATAGAACTGTTTGATTTTTGCTAACAGTCTTTCTTCAACAAATTGCATCTGAATTTGTACTTCTTTGCTACCACGAAAATCACCTATTTCCTCTATTTTCCGTTCAAGACTGATTCGCTGTCTCACATATTGTTCATATGCTTCTTTATCAAACATGGTCTGGAACCTTCTTTCTTAAATCTGCATAATGCCAAGCATCACTCGCCAGCGTTTTTACTGGTCGAGTGAATGCTATCGTTAGCGACATTTTTATGGTGCTCGCTAAATTGCTCAAACAAAACATCAAGTTTGCTCTCCATTTTTCTATCACAATCCTCGCACAGATAAGTATGTCGCCTCTTATTTTCGGTCGACACAAGATGATAATGCTGCGAGCATGCTTCCTTTCCGCAGGACCAGCACGTAAGGATGGTATGCAAATCGTCTTCTCTTGCACCGCAAATATCACAATATTTAACTTCAACTTCCTCTTTTTTCCTCATCTACTATCCTCCTTTTAAGGATTGCTAACGCCTGACCTAACCCGCCCAGCTATGCTGGGTCGGAGTTGAGTGAATTGTTATAAAGATTTTTTTAGTTTTATCATTGATGAAACACCTATTAAAAAAGGCATAACTGCACCAACAAAAGGCATCCATATTGCATCCCACCAAGTAATTAAATAAGGATCTTCTGTCATTGTACCGACTTTAGCAACCAGTAAACCATAGAAAAAAGCACACCAAGCTATTCCTAAAATAAATGTTGGCCAATCTACTCTATCTTTAAACATTATTTAAACCTCCTAAAAAATCTTTATAACGCCGCCGGTAAGCCGCGCTTTATTGCGTCGGCTGGAGTAGCCTTGTTATATTCGTTTTTGTCCATAATCCTTCTTTTTGATTTTTCCCATTCTTCCATCAGGGTGGTGAAATACGATTCCTTCAATGTCCTTATCTTTCATGAAATCGGATATACCTTCAAATGTTCTCTGCACGGTTTTAAATACTTGAGCTTTCTCATGTTTCACAAGGGCATGAACATTATATCCCTCTGGATTCCCTTGAATTTTTGGCCCGACAAGCTCATATGTGCCATCAGATAGCTTTTCTGAGAAAGTTTCCATGTGCCACCGGTCTTCTTTAAGGCTTCGATCTACTGGAACCCAACCAACACGCTTCCCTGTATTTTCATCAAATTCTTCTTCAATAAAATTATTTGGTGCAACCCTACCCTTTTTTACTTCTCTGCGTTTGAAATAATTCCCGTTTTCTATTTTTACGCATGTGCCGTCATATTTTCGAGTCGCCACGCCTTCACCATTAAAAACCCATTCACAATCAAGATGATGTTCATGAAGGATTTCACGCATATTCTCAGGGTTCCTTTTAAAGATTGTTGGTATTTTCCTCATGACTCTTCCTCCTTTCAAAGAATATAACGCTTGAGCTAACCAGCCGTGTGATTAGCACGGTCTGAGTTGAGTGATTCGTTATAATTGTCCAGCATCTTGTAATATTTCTGGTGTTACATCTTTTTTCTCAATATACTCACACCGGAGATACCCCCCTCCTTGGTCAATTCTATTTACCAATATAAACCTACAGCTTTCTTTGCTCAAGGCTGTTTCAATAAGTTTATGTTCAATGTATGCATTGGCCGGAGTAATGTCCCATTGACTCAATGCAGCCCATCCGTATCTTTCACCTGTATTCATTTTGACCCTCCCTAAATTATAACGCCTGCGATCAGCCGCAGCGGTTAGCTGTCGGCTTCAGAGGCCTGGTTATCTGTTTTCTCTATCAATACTTTTATCTCGTCTACACGTCGCTTGACATCTAAATCGCCTTTATATGACAACGTACCATAGAATGTTGGGTCAAGTCCTTTGGGTACAATCTTTACCCAATCTGGAACAAATGACATTAAATATTTGCATGCCTCCAATAGATCGCTTTGCATTATTTTAATCTCCTTTACAGATAACGCCTGAGCTAACCCACCCAAAATAGCGTAGCTATTGAGGGTCAGAGTTCAGGGGCCTGGTTATGTGATTCAATTATTTCTTTGATACCATTCAGAACATGCCTCATATTACTTGCTGAAATTGCATCAAGGGTCATACCGTGCTGTTTCAAAACTTTATGCGCTTTCTTAAAATCAGGCTCAGGGAAAACGCTTAATGGATACGCATTAATCCAAGTTTTAATTTTACGCATCTTATCTTGTAATTCTTCTAATTCGCTCATTTTCCCTCCGTATAACGCCTGAGCTCACCAGCCAGATTAGCAAAGCTATATCTGGTCGGAGTTCAGGTATTTGTTATATTCCATCTTTCCATTGCTTATAATGTAAATCAACTTTCTTTTGGTCATACTCGAAAGAATTTATAGGAGTTCTACGAAGCTGCATAAGTTTTATTAATATATGCTCATACGCAGTCTCAGCTTTCCCTGTTCCGTTATCCATTACAGAACATACTATGTCGATAATTTCTTCATCATTACTACGGTCAATATAATTAACGCTCATAACCTACCTCCAATTCATTAGAAATTTAACGCCTGACCTAACCAGCGGGCGTTTTACTAGCCCGTCTGGTTTAGGGATTTGTTAGCCACGATTTTGTGGCCTCTCCTGATTGTCTTTTTCAATAGCTTCCATCAAATTTTGTAATGACTTTCGAGTATTTAATGATTGCCCGCCACCCGACAAAGTACAGAATTCAGCATTTTGTATGAAATGCTTTGATTCTTTTCGGTCGGGAATGATGGATACAATCATATCTCCATCATCTTGCTGACATATAACCAACCGCCCTGTTGGACTCATATCTTCGTATCGTTCAACTTGCTTCACTTTATCCTCCTTGGTGCCTAACGCCGCCGATAAGCCGCAGCTATTCACTGTCGGCTTCAGTGGCTTGGTTAGATTTTTCTTCTTTTTCTACACATTCAAGGCATTTCTCTTCATTAAAATCGAATTCATCTGCCTCAAAAAGCTCCCAACATTCAGTACAACGATATAATTTTGGAATGCCGGTATCATTAAACCAATTAGTCGCCATAATTACCTCCTAAAACCCAACGTACATTATTAACCAGAAAAATATCTATATATAAACTAAGATATAAAAAACTTACTCATATTTATTTTTCATCGACCCACCTATCATTTTCATCTTTCACCTCAATTTTCAAATTCTCAGGTTTCATCGCTTTATCGATTCTTTGTTCCATAGTCTTGCCTGAATCAATTTCATAAGCAAGCCAATTAAGCCACAACTTGAATTTTCCTGAAGCAGCAAGCCGACGTAAAGCAAGACCTTTATTACGGTACTGACTCCTATCTGTGTGACTTTCGCCAATAGCGCCAGAAGCTCGGTGAATTATACGAACTGCTGAATCTGTCTTATTAATTTTTTGTCCACCATGTCCGCTGGACTTAAAGGTCTGAACGATAAAATCCTTTTTAGTGAGTGTAATCAGATGTTCTCTCATTTTTATCTCTTCTCAATAACCATCTTAAGTCCTTTTGTTATCGCGTCTTGAATCGATTTGATTTTTCTTTCTTCCTGTAGTCTTCTAAGCTTAAGCCACATTTCATGAGTAATTCTTACCGTGAGGGGATGTTTGTTATTAGACATATATTATCGAGGCTCCGTCCGATAAGGCTGAAGCTGAGGTGTTGTAATAATTTCTTCTAGCCAATAAACAAGAATGCTATCATCCTCAATAGTGTATTCTGTTCCGCAATGTTTACACTTCACTTTCTTATCATCAATATTCCATGCAATAAACTTTCCACACTTACACTTATTTCGTCTGTCTTTCATAATTTTATTCCTCAATATTCTTTAGTATGACAATTCTCACACTCATAATAATATCCACCATATCTAGACTGATAGTGCATAAATCCACCACACTCGCATTGCTTTCCAAATGCATCACAGCAGCCGGTCGGTCTATTCGTTGTATACTTCATTTCATCCATTATGAGTGTTACGACTTTATCTTTATTTTTAGTTTCTTTATCCCATAATTTTTTCTAATTTCTATCCTATCACATCTGATACCATGGTGCAATAAAAAAGTGAAATTTTTTTATTTTTTTTTAAGTGCTTTTTGCAAAACTGAATCTTGAGCTTTGGAAAATATATTTTCTTTTTTTATCTCTTTTCTTTTTATTATAAAAACTACATACATATTTTATCTATTCGTTTTCTTATTTCTTTTAACCTCTCTTGTTCAGGTTGACACTCCACAGGTAATAAATTCTCTGCTGCCTGGATAAGGTCTTGAGCAAACAATAACGACTCCTCTTCAGCCATTATCTCTGCTATTTTCTGCAAAAAGGTATCCTGCCAGATGATTATCTTTTTTTTGTTATCTTTTTTCACTTTTTCTACTGTGATTGTTATCATGGAGACCTCCTATGAATTTATTGTCACCAATAATTGTGAATTCACGAGTCGACTTTACTGACCTAGCTATTATATAACAGTATTACTTCCACCATCTCTTTTTTATTATCTTCACAAACTCTATCTTTCCTCCAACAATCTTACTCATATCTTGCAGTATTCTATTTATTATATCCCACCAACAATATTCAGGCCATAATTTTTCTGAAGTTTCATCGAGTTTCTTTACCAGTTTATCCGGGAGTGTTAGTTTGAGTAAGATTTGCATGGTGGATTTTTTCCCAAGACATACCATTCAACAAGAAGAATTAAAGGAATTATTATTAATAAAATTTTAAACCAAAAAAACCAACTAATTATATTACCTGGAGTAATGACTGTTAAACAACAGCTGATCCAATATATCCACAGATATTCTTTCAGAAATTCTTTCATTTAAGCCTCTCTTTTTATATTAATCTCACTATATCCTATTATTTTATCCATGTCAAAAGAAAAACGCAATATGTCTGACTTGACAATAACTTTATCCACCAACTC